ACAAAATTCTTCAAAATAACTGGACTCAACAAAATACTAGCGTAACAGTTAGTTATAGTCCAGATGAGGTACCAGACGTTATCGATTGGTTATTAGCTAATTGGGATATTTATGTTGGTGTAAGTTTCCTATACCGTACAGACCCAAGTATGACAGCTAAAGATTTAGGTTATCTATATCTACCACAAGAAGTAGTAGATGAATTAACTTATCGTGAGTACGTTGCTCAACTACGCGAAGTAGTATTAGATAATATAGATAGTTTTGATGAATTAGTGCAAGATGACTGCGCAAGCGGTGCTTGTCCAATTAAGTAAATAATAAAAAACCCGCAAAGCGAAAGCTTTTGCGGGTTTTTTATTATACTGTAAAAGTAGGGGTAGAATCAATTAATGCACTAGTAATTCCACTACTAATTTTATCGGTATATCCAGGGAAGAAGAATAGGTTTGAATAGTATAATGCTGTACCTGCTACGCCATTAATAGCTCTATTATTAGCATTTGCACTTGGTACTCTAAAAGAAGTATTACCTACAACAGCTAGTGCAGTTGCAGCCCGTAATATAATACCATCAGATGCAGCTGCAGTTGTAGTAATCATTGTATTAGCTACTGTTAATGTACCTCCAGCATATACATCAATTGCGTATGTTCCACCACACTCAATCTCACTATTTCTAAGATTGCATGAGCCACCATCTACACCAATTGCTGCAACACCAACTCCTGAAGTTTCTAATGCATCTAAATTAGCGGTACCTGCAGTTATATCTAAACAATGAAAATGCCCAGTACCATTATGACTTAATTTAAGTTCATTAGCATGTACGCTAGAATTGGTACCTGTATTAGTCATTAACATACCGTGTATGTTACCATTAGCAGTAATCCAAACGTCTTTTAAAAAAAGACGTTGCGGAAATGTGCCAGAGAAGGTAATAACAGCAGTTCCTGAAGCGCCAATTAATTCAATACCTTGTATAGCAAAGTGATTTTCACTAATAGACGCATTAGGTCCTGTAAAAATTAAATTACCATAGAATATAATAGGTGCATGAGTACCAGAACTAATATCCCCAACTAAGAAGATATGTCCTTTGCTAAAAGTAACAGTTTCTGATGTGGCTTGTGTATTTCCTTTTAGTAGTACAATAAAGATAGTATTAGTACTTGATGCTATTAAACTAGCTGCATCATATGCTGCCTGTAGTGTGCTAAATGGGGCATCTAAAGAACCATTCCCACCTACTGCTACCCCTGGATTAACATATAGTCTGCCAGGAATTATATTTGAATTCTCATTATCAACTATAGGATTATTATTTAGAACACCATCTATATATCTATTTAAAGTAACACCCAATACTTCATCTAGTTCCCTTACACCATATTTTAGCTCTAGCTTATCCTCACCTATTACATAATTACCTACATTTACTACATTACCAGAGATACTTTCATATAAATATATTGACATTTTTGTTTCCTATAATTAAATCTTTATAAATATAAAAATTTTACTTCTATTTTATTTAATCGTCACCAGATTCTAAAAATCCAGCTGCAAATTGTAAGTCTTTAATGTCTTCACGTTCGCGCATAATTTGATTACGCTTTGCTGTGCTCCAAGTGTAACCACCATCGCCACCCCAAAGGTCCCAGGCAACTCTGCCTTTACTAGGAAAACCTTCTTCTCCACTATTAAATCCAGGAGCTTTTTTGTCTACTTCATGTCGTGAGAAGAAACTATACATTCTTAGTACAGTAGTAGCACTAAGTGGATCACGGTCTTTTAATTGATTAGCTCGAGCAAGCCCAACTAAAGTACCACCAGGGCGACCTTCTTCCTTCCACTTTAAGGCTCTTTTAGCGGCAGTAGCCATGCCTTCTGTTGGTTTATAAGTTTCAGCCATACTATTTACCCACCTATTTAGTTATAGCGCTATCTTTTTTCTTAGCAGCAATTTGTTTTTCTAGTTCTTCTTTACGCTTGCGCATCCACTGAAGCATAAAATAAGATGTTGTTGACATATTAATCCCTGTAAGCCATAATAATTTGTTTACACATTTTACTCCGCACAATATCTTCATCAAGAAATTCTACGATTTCAATACCGGGAATACCCTCTAATCTATCTACTGCATCGCTTAATCCAGAATAATCTATATCAGCTTGTTCAGTATCACCACTAATAATCATTTTACAATTTCTACCAATTCTACTAAGAAGCATTTTTAATTCTTCTTTAGTGCAATTCTGTGCCTCATCTACTAGTACAATGCAGTTCTCAAAAGTAGAACCACGTAAAAAACCTAGTGGAGTTGGCTCTATATCTTTATTTTTTAAAGCATACTCATAAAAGCCTTTACCTAATGCTTTAGAAAATATAGCGTCAAACGGTAATAAATATGGTGCATATTTTTCATCTATAGAACCTGGTAAGAATCCTAATCCTCTACCAGTTTCTATATTTGGTCTTGTTAAAATTATTTTTTGAACCCTGCGGTGAAACAATTCAGACGCTGCATACGAAGCTGCGATAAATGTTTTACCAGTACCTGCCGAACCAATACCAAATATAATATCGTTATGCTTAATAGCATCTAAATACTCCCCTTGAATGTAGTTTAAAGGGTGTACCTCTTTAAACTGATAATTAGATTTAAAATCCTCTGGTTTAGTAGAATCTTTAAATTGAAAATTACGGGCTTTTTTACTTGACATAATTACCTTAAGTAGTTATTAAAATGAAGTACTAAAAATTAGAGTAAGACGCTTTCCCTTTTGAAAATGTTGCAGTTAATGTTTGTTGGCGCATTTTATTTGGATCAAAACTGATATGAACCCAAGTGCCTTCATAGATTAGTTGGTCATATTTTAAACCACTATCTTTTATAGTTTGTACTATTTGTTTTGGTGTACCAAAGTCTTTACAAGTAAAGTCCGCCGCATAACCAAAACAATGTGCAGATGTATTAGAACCACCTATAAATCTATTAAGAGTAGGACTTCTATATCCACTATTAATATGTATAGATTTATTACCAAGTATCTCTCTTACTTTCTCTAATTGCACTATTAAACTATTTAAGTTAACTAGTGAATTAGCAGTAGGTATATTTTTAATACCTAATCTAGTTGCTGACTCAGATGCACAGAGTTCTTCTATTGTAAAGTTACTCATTTAATATTTAATGAAGATTTTAATATTTTTACTAATGCAGAGTGTTTATCTCTACAAGAAGTATATAAAGCTGCATTATCCTTAGTAGTTAATAAAATATCAGTAAAATTATCCGTTTTAATTAAAGGATTTAATTGCTCACATTCTAGTAATAAATATTGGTCAATATTAACCTCAGGTACTAAATACTCTGTATTTTGCTCGGTTAAAATTATTGGCAAATCTTGTTTTTGAAAAAAAGTTCCACAAGCCGTTAAAGATAATAAAAGTATAAATATTATAGTATTTTTCATTTTTGATTCGCTCTATCAATAACGGAATTAAATGTATTTATAAAATATTCTGATGGGATACACTCACCATTTTTTATAACAAATGATTTATTATTTTTTATATCTAAAGTAAGATTATTTAAGTCTTTACTTAATTTAACTTGTTTACGAACTACATCTTTAGACATACCAATACTTAATGCTTCTAGATTATCTATTTTACCAACTAAAATATTTCTATCCTCGATACGGATTTTTTCATAGTGTATTACTCTATTATTATATCCAGATTGGTAACCTTTATTATATATTGCTAATACAGCAATACCTAAAATAATTATAAAAGCTATTTGTCTAAAATATGTTTTAAGAAATAGTAGTATCATTATTAGTACCTTTTTTAGATTGAATCCACTTAGTAAAGCCTTCAGAAATACCCATAGCAGCTAAATATACACCAAATATATCTACAGTTAAAGTGTTGGCAAGAGTTAGCTTAATTACAACCCAAGTTCCAGTAACACCAGCAGATAATTGAAGTAATCTAGTTAATGAGGCTGTACCATCTGGATTACTGATTAAGTCAATTAATCTATATTTAACTCTGCTATCTCTAGAAATTAATATGATAGCAATAATAAATATAACTATTGCTAATAAAAACCCATATGTAAGTAGTTGACCTACAGTTAAACTAAATAAAATTGTTGAAAGCATTATTTAAGCCCTAAGAATTTAATAACAGTAAGTACTTTATTAGTTAAATGATATCCAAAAGAGCCCTCAGTACCTGTACTAGTAGGTTCTGTCCAAACTGCTGTTGCAATTTGTTGCGGTGTAGAAACCACATATCCAGTTACAATACTAGATACTACAGAAGTAACCCCACCTGGACCAATATAAACATCCAACCCGTCATCATGATATAGTACACCATTAACTTTAACATTATGGTCTGTATAGACCTGCCAACCATTAATTAAGAAGTACATCTCACCAGCAGTTACACCAACTGAAATTGGGTCTCCACCAATAGAGCGGATACCCATTTCATATTTAGCATTAGTATCTCTAAACATCCAGCGTTTAAATGCTGAATAAATATCTTCTTTTACATTTAGAGTAGTTACAGTTGGATTTATATATATTAGCTTATTTTCCCCATCAAAAGTACATTTTAACGGGTCGATTAAATCGTCCCAAAAAGCAAATATATTAGCTAACATTATCTAATCTCTTTCCAATATTTTGTATAAAAGAAACTAACCGCTGTATCAGCTTTTAGTACTTTAGCAGCAAATACAAATACTGGTTGAGTTACACCATCTGCTGGTAGTTCAAAAGATTTTTCTAACCTATCACCCAATGTAACTCTATCAGCACTATTAGGACCAACAAGGAATGATTCTATTAAAGTGCCGTCTTGAGACATTTCACTAGCAGATCTATCAACTTGTAACATACTTGTAGGAACTATAGAATCAGACCAAATAGCGCCTGTTAGTGAGCTAGGGTTTACGAATATTCCAATATGAACTGCTGAATCACCAATACTTGCCCAATCAAAAGCCTCGTGTATACCAATAATTCTATTAGGATATCCACCAACAGTTAGTTTTGGTCTAAAAGATAGGAAAGGTCTATATACATCAGAATTTACTAATACAATCGGATTTGGTGGGCTTGTATGAATTAAAGTACCAGAGTATTGAACATCGGCAGATTCAGTAAATACTGCACCAGCAACTACACTCATTTCAGATGTACTAGCAGATATGCCAGTATTTTTTATACCCCAACGTAGTGGCAATGTAGCCGTACGCATAAATGGTAAAGTAACATTATTAGTATTTTCAAAAGTATGACAAGTAATACGTCTTCCATCAGGAGTTACTACACCTAGACGAATGGTACCTGCACCCATCCATTCAAAATCCATCCAAAATATATTTAGTTTAGTTAGATTTAAAACAAAGTCTGACGCTGTACTATTATCTAGAATATTATTATTCCAGTTAGCTTGGTTTACTATGGTATCTACAACACTTCCAGTAACATCTGAACGAATAAATACTTGTAGGGTAGTACCATTTAATCTAAACCCAAAACCATTAAGGTCATCGAAATAACCCCACTCACGTATTACATTAGTTTTACCTGCGTCTCCACAAGCTACTGATGTATAAATTAAATTAGATGTTGCTGGTTTATATGGGTGATATTGATTAGTAGTTCTATAGGCTCTATCACCAGAGGCTGTACCAGCACTATATTTAATAGAACTCGATGCTTGATTATAGGTTATAGAACCAGTGCCATTAGTATCATTCCAATACTTACCAGGCTGATCAGCACCTACATGGTAGTATTCACCAACAGCCAACATTTGTGATACTTGCATACGACCAAAAGAATCAAATTGTGGAGTACCTTCTGGGAATGTAGCTACTGCTGCTCCTCGTTTATCTACCTTTTGAGTATGAGAGGGATTATTAGCATCAGATATATTAACTTGAGGTGTATAAATATTGGGAGTTACTGTTGAGATAGTAGCATAGTTAACGGTATTAGTAGTATTTCTTAATACTTCGCCAGCTATAAATGTGCCCGTTATATCAGATAAGTAATAGTTTAATCTACCTTTTACATCAGTATCAATACTATCTATAATAGCAGTTGCTAAAGATGTTGACCCTACTATGGTCGAATAGATTAGTGGAGGAGTTGATTGATTAATAACAATTAAATCCGCTAATACTCTATGTCTTACTTTTTTACCTACACCATCTGGTGGAAGTGAAATGAAATCAGTCATTATTGCTTTCCTTAATTATTTAGGTAATTACGTTCAAGTAAAGACACTAAAGATACTGAGTTAAAGGGGGTATTCGTAATAGTTGTAGTAGCTTTAACATATTGACTAGTTTCTAAGCCTAGTCCAACCACTGTAATAGCTACTGGAGTATTTGGTGTACGACCACCCTGTGAATTATTACCGTAATCAAAAGTATATGTAATACTAGAAGCTCCTGCAATTAATCCAGTCATATCAGTTGAATTAATATCTTTTACTAGTATAGCATCAGTATGTCCAAAATTATTTATTGAGTTTGGCAAAGTAGTAAAAAATACCCAAAATTTAGCTGCGGTATCGCTTTTTAAAATATCACCAAAATTAATTATTAGAGATGTGGACATTATTAATCCTCTTCATCTATTTCTTCTTCTACAATTGGATCCCAATCATCACAAGTACGTAGAGCAGAACAAGTAATACCCCATCTAGTACAAACTGCAGAAGGCATACCATCAATATCAGCCCATTTAGGAACTACTGGTAATGCAGATGCTTTTAGTTGTCCACCAGGGCCAGTAGCTACACATAGTAGATTTTCTGGTGAATTATCATAATATTCGCAATTCATACAAAGACGAGTTCTAGCCTCACCTTCTTTTACTTGCCACTTTATCATTTTATCACCCCAAAACAAAACACTTGGTTGTCTTGGATCTGCAGGACCTAGATTAGCTAATTTTATACAAGCTAAATGATTAGCTAAATTAACTTCTGGATACATTGTTGCGGTTGGGCATTGTTCTACTTCACTCATATATTTTCCTTATTGAGGGGTCTATTTACCGCAATATAGTATATTGGATATGGTTTCCCATTTAAAACCGGAGTTATTGAAATCAATTCATTCAATATTTCACCAGACTTAGTTTTATTTATCATTTCACCAGCCCAGGGTAAAGCTTTGGTAATTTTTTCAAACATACTAATATATGTTTCATTTGGAGTCTGACCAGATGCTACTATTTTTCTAGGTTTATTTAATATTTCTTCCAAGCTATAACCATATAAGTCTAAAAATGCTTCATTAGCATAAATAGTATTATGATTATGGTCTGTAACAGTTATACTATCTGATGCTTTATTTAAAGCATTCATTAGCATACGTATATGCTTTGTATTAGCTAATTCTTCAGTTACATTTTTACCATGAACTAATAGATGCTTTCTGGAACCGTCTTCATTAAATATTGGGGTTTTAATCACATCAAAAACTACTTCTTCACCAAAGGAATCTACAGAACGTTCTTCAGTTTCAATAATTTCTTTTGTTTCCCATGCTTGAATATCTGTTTTTATACATAACTCAAACATTTCTTTAAATCTTGGAGATACATCACACATCTCAAAATCTGTTTTGTTTTTATATTCGTTATGTTCTATACCAAATACTTTTTTGCCATAAGAGTTTACAAGTTTCCAACGACCTTCACCATCTTTTAATATTAATACGTCAGATACACCTGAAAATACATGACCTAGTAGTTCCTCCCTTTCAGAAAGTTCCTGTTGAATATACTCAATTTTATTTTCGAGTTTACGAATAATACGTTTAGAAATAGAGGAAGTATCTAATACCACCTCCTCTAATCTGGAATTAATAGAGTCTAATGAACTTAGATCAGTGGCTATTGCATCTTTATACGACTTCCTCCAGAATATTAGGTTAGATAAACTTTCTAGGGGGCTCATACTTTAGCCTCTACCTTTACCAAGATTAGTTTAATGTCATTTAATGCTTGAATAACATTAATTTGACCTTCTTGATATTTATCAATAACCCTATTAATATCACTACGATATAGTGAGGAGTTTTCTTTCATAGATCTAATTAAACCCAATCTATCCCAAACTAATATTCCTATAACCCCTAGTAATATTAGTATAATTGCTGCCGGTCCACCGCTGGCAATACCATCAGCAAATAACATAAATAACTTTTCCATTCGATACCCTTAACTATATATGTAGGATATTCTATTATCCCATATTTTATTAAATAAGGCAGTACCGCTTGCCCATGTTTCTGTTACAGTTTCACCAACTATAACTGTTTTTCTAATTCTCCACACAGGCGCACTATTTAAAGAGCCTACTGCTGCTTCAGCCCTATATACTACAGTATCAGATGCAAAATCTACATTTTTACTGTAAGGAACTGATGATTCCGGAATACCAGTATCCCCTTTAGGGCCGGGAGCCCCTTGGGATACTAAAGTAGTAGTTTCAACTACATTACGTACTATAATTTGATCTTCATAAGTATTCATTGGTAGTTACCAGAGTAGTATATGTAGAATCAAATTCTACTGTATATATAGTTGAAGAAGTATGTTGGGTCAAAATTACAGGAACTATAACCGTAGGTACTATAATTTGATCTTCAAACATTATCGTGTAACTTCTTGTTTTACAGTTACAGTACCATTCATCAATGTTGATACTACACCACCAGCAGATACTAGTTCTAGTGAATATACACCGCTAGTCCAAGTAATAGCTGCAGTATCAGTAGCTGTAATTTTTAATTCTATAGTTTTAACAGAATTATTAAGAATTATTCTACCGTTTTCAGTAGTCATATCTAATAAGTATGTTGTATCACCTAATTTATTACGTATTTGCATACGTGCTGTATATCCAGCTAAATCTATTGGTTCGTTATATTCTAAAATACCCCCTGAGGTATATGGAGTATATGCAATACTATTAATTGCATTAATTTCAATGGTATTTTCTGTTTTTAATACTGCTGTAGAATAAGTATCTGCAGCTGAGTTAATTTCTTTCATACCAATTACATTGGTAAATCTAACTCTCCAACCATCTGGAACACTATGAAGCGGCGCAGTTATAATAACTGGCGCTGCATTAGTTATACCTGTAATAGGTTTATAAACTTTTCTGCTACTCTCCCAACGAAGGATTTCGCTAAAAGTAGAGCCTTGATAAATTACTAGATTTACCTTTGCGGGGGTTGCCATGATTTTATCCTTTATTAATTTTATTTAGTATAGCAGGTATGGTGGGGTAAGTCAAGGATGAAAAAATACCTCGCTATAATTTCTATGCGAGGTATTTTTATTATAATATAACCCAACGACCACCACTGGGTATTGTTACTGTAATTCCAGTATTTATTGTAATTGGCCCAGCACTTATACCAGACTTGTCGGCTGTCATTGTATAGTTAGCTGATATTACTCTATGATTCTCCCATACTACACCGCCAGCTATTGAACTTGATGTTGCGGTTGTAGCATTGCCTGATAATGCCCCTGAAAATGTTGTTGCAGATACTGTTGCGCTTCCAAAACCAATAGCACCTACACCACTACAATCTATCCTTACATCATAATCTGATGTGCCAGCATTAGTGCTATGAAAATCAATATAACGACCTACTTCCATTACCCCATCGCCTGCAACTTTTACAACCCCACTAAACCAAGCCCCTGATGCTGCATTTGGAATGTCTGCGGCAACAATAGCGCGAAATGTTGGAACTCCTGCAATGCCAGTTGGTGCGGCTAAAACAAAGTTTGCCGTTTTGCTTGCATAGGGATTTAATGTATCGCCATAACCAGTTGCTAATGCAACAGTAACTGCAGCTGATCCATTAAAAGATGTTCCGCTTAATCCAGTACCAATTGTCAGTGCGTTAGTTGTATTAGCTGTAACTGTTATGTTTGCAGAACCATTAAATGACGTTCCATTAATAGTTCTAGCAGTTGTTAGTGTATCTGCAGTACCAGCTGTTGCAACGTTTAAGTTCGAAACTCTTGTTGTAGATGTAACTGTTAGTGGAGCAGTACCAGTTGCTATCGAAGACTTTAATACTGTACTTGTAATAGAACCATTTACTTGAAGTTTATCTGTGGCATTATCTGTTCCAGTTCCAATTAACATATTGCCAGAGTATTGGGCAAGTTTTACCAAACCTGTATCTAATACCTCAATACTGGGTATTCCAGATATGTCATTAACGGAGAATATTGTTCCAGACATTGAATCTGAAATAGAGAATAATTGCCCTGTTGTACCCTCAAAGGATAGTCCTCCAATTGAAGGAACTCGTAAAGTTATATCTGTAGCAACACCAGCACCTTGAAAGGCAATAGTTGGGTCTACAGTCGTAGAGCCTGCATTAGGCGTTATTAATATTTTACCTGCCACAACTTACCCCTTATTGATATATTTATATGCCAAAACGACCTCGCAAGGCATTGAAATTTTGTTTAATCTTTGTTGCTGATAAGGCAGAGTTATAAACTTTAAATGAATATATGTATCCAATATATCCTCCAGCATATCCAGAACCAATTATTATAGGACTTGTACCAGTTAAAGTTGTAGTTGCATAAGGATTAGCTACGCTATTAGTTAATACACCATTTTTATACCAACTAGTAGTAGTTGAATTTCTTGTAATAGCTATATGGGCGGTCTCATTTCGAGCAACAGTAAATGAAGAGGTTATTGAAGTATATGTTATACCATCAGTACCAGTAGTACCCCAAAAATAATTAAACTGCCTTGATGGTTCAAAAGTTATAGTACCTGCACCACCATATGCCTGATTATATGGATTTCGTCTAGCATCCGTAGTATCAGTTGGTTTTATCCACATCATAATAGTTTGGCTATTATTAAAATTCATACTTGATACGTATGGTAGAGTAATAGATGATGAACCATTAAAATAATATGTTTTATTATCACCTTCATAAGATAAGCCAGATGTAGTAGTTGCAGAATTATTTACTATATCTTTAATTACATTTGACCCTAAAGTTACTTTAGGGTTTTTATTACTAAGCATAGAAATAAGACCAGTTGTTTCTACATTAGGACCACTAAAAGCACTCATAATCCATATCTCCCTCGAAGTGCATTGAAGTTTTGTTTAACTTCTGCATCAGTAATATATCGATTATATATCATAGTATTACTTATTAAACCGTTTACGGCGGTGCCAAGTGTAAAAGTTCCTGAATTTCCAGAGGGTATACTTGTGAGGTTTGGCCCACCAGTGGAAATATTCACTCCGTTTTTGTAAATTGTTCTAGCTCCGTCCGAGTTCCTAAATCTAAACACTACTTGACACCATCCTACACCACCTATTGCACCACCATAAGTGTAGTAATCATTTACGCCACCGTTTAAATAGAGTAGGGAGGTGTTACTACCTGTGGTTAGATAAAGACTGGAATTAAGCCCAATTATTAATCTTTGGTTTATCGAAGTGTCTATATTGACCCAAGCAATCACAGTCCATTCTTGTCCTAAATTAGTTTGAGCAGAGAGTGGGTTAGTAAAAGATATAGACCCAGTGCCATTAAAACTAAAAGTATTATCACTAGCATACGTTAAACTAGTTGCGGTAACAGTATTAACACCAGTTAAATCTACAATAGCTTGTGTATTTGTTCGAGATCCTTTTACAAAGGGAGTAGCAAATGCGCCTGCCTCAATTTGAACATTGCGCACCTCTATATCTCCGCCTGTATTTCTTCTAAAATATAATGTTAATGCTCCAGCTGTAATTTGTGTGCGAGTAAATGTATATTTTTGCCAAGATGTAATAGTGTTTATCGTAGCATTCCAGGTGTTGTCATCAACCCCATCATTATCTATCGTTAAAGTTCCTGCGAGGGAAGTTTTATATTCAAAAGATACAGTATATTGAGTAGAGGCAGCTAGAGTACATCCATAACTCATACACCAACTATTATAAGAACTACTTAATAGAAAATAATTTGTGGCATTGTTTAGTAAGTACCAATAACTATTTAAGCCAGCATAATTTACAGCATCACCAAACAAGTTAGTTGTAGGTGCACCTTTCCACGACTTTTGAGTATTGCTCATATCATAGTAGTATACTAAACCGTTAGTTACTACTTGTGGTGAATGTGCTAGTGCCATTATATACCAAACCTTCCACGAAGTGCGTTAAAGTTTTGAACCACTTCAGAATCTGATAATTCTCTATCATATATTGAAGTATAATTCATATTAAGTACTGTGCTAGATGCAGGCATAAGTCTAACTAAAGCTGTAGTATTAGCTGCGGTTCCAAAAATACCAGATCCACTTCTTCCACCATTCTTAACACCATTTATCCATGCTTGACATCCAGTGCTAGAATTATATTGCCAAGTTGCAATTACTGTTTGGTTTAATGCCATAGAATACATTGCACCTAATTGTTGCCAAGTCCCACCGGCATTACTATATAATCCTAATTTTCCATCATCTGCTGGTGCAGCACCTGCAGAGTTACCAAACAAGTAAATAGAGAATGAACAATCTGTTGTGCTAGCATACTTGGTGAGTGGGTTTGTAGAATATGCAGCATTTGCTGTTAATCTAGTTAAGATTATAGTTATTGTTACTGAACTAACACCAGCGTTCATCCAAGATACAGAAGAGTTTGGTATTAATGCAGAACCTGTTCCACCAGCAACTGTATCCGTAATATTAAGCCCAGAAACAAACGATTTAATATTAGATAAATCAGTAGAGTTTCTTAAACCATTAGTAATAATACGTGTATTATAATTAACTGCCATGGTTTAAATCTCTACTTCAAGTTTATCGACGTCTTTACGTTCAGCAAATACTGTATAGAAACAGTTAGTCTTGCCTAATAAATTTTCATTACCAACTACGATAGTATTATCAACAATATCTTTTACATAAAGTTTTTGATGTTGTCCAATTGGTGTTAAACTCACAGTGATTGAATCTTCATGAACTAAACCTAGCCAATAGTCAGGTAACTCGATAGTATCACCAGTTAATCTACCACGAACATAAACGCCATTTTCTGGACCTTCAAGAGAACCGTAACGCAACTTCATGTTAGGTTTAGTTGGATGGTCAATTAAGAATGATTTGGTAGTAGCAGCAAATGAACCATTAACTTCTAATTTATAGCCAGGACTAGCAGTACCAATGCCTACATTACCACCAGAAAGAATTGTTACCGCATCTACATATCCAGTTGGAACAGATGTAGTAAGTGTTGAATTTACAGAAAGTGTTAATGCACCTGATGAATATAATCGTGAATTACCACCAGCCCAAAGCCCTAAACCAACAGTAGCACCTGTTTGCGCTTGTATTAAATTATTGCCTGATGCTCCATTAATTCGCATCATACCGCCAGTGGCAGTTACATCAAGAATTGTAGCTGCGGCAGCACCAACACCTAGTCCACTTGAATTATAGGTTAAGCCAGCACTAGACTGAAACGCGCTTGTTCCATTACCATAAGGAATGTAATTAGCGGTTAAAGTAGTTAAACCAGTACCACCGTTACCTACTGGAAGAGTTCCTGATATATGAGTAGTTAAACCAACTTTACCCCATGAAGATGCAGTAGTAACGCCACCTGAAAGTAATACGTTACCTGTTGCAACTGCAGCTAGTTTAGTTAGCGTATTAGTTGCGCCACCTTGTAGCAAGTCACCTATTGCATATGTAGATTGACCAGTACCACCTGAAGTAGCAACAAGAGTAGCTGATAGACCTGCTGCTGTACCACTTGTATTCTGATTAAGCGTTGGAAAATCACCAGCAACTGCAATAGAAAGAACACCAGTTGTGGTTGTATTTTTAACAATACCAGTTCCAAGAGAACCTAAAAACTGAGCACCAGATAATCCAGTATCAGTAGTTCCTTGAACAATGAATTTATTTGCAAATGCCACCGCAGCAGATCCATCTACTGAGTTACCTGCAAGGTTACGAGCAGTTGTCCATTTACCAGCCGATGTTGCTGTGTCTGCATTACCAGTAAGAGCACCAGTAAATCCTGTTGAAGTAACTGATGTTAATCCTGCTAAAGTAGTGCTCGAAGCACCCAATGCTATTGCAGTAGTACCAACAGTGACAGAACTATTTACTAGTTTAGTATTGGCGATAGAACCAGCCAACATTGTGTTAGTAACTGTTCCAGTATCACCAGTAGTAATTACTGTACCAGTCACAGCTGGCAAAGTAATAGTATTTGTTCCAGCAACTGCTGTTGATGCTAAGGTAATAGTTCCAGATGTAGTACCATTTAATAGAATATTTTTTCCAGCAGCAAGGGCTAAGTTTTCAGATGAAGTCCAAGCATTAGTTGCACTAACCCAGTTAAATGTTTTATCTGTAGCACCCTTAAGAGTGATACCACCACCATCTGCAGTAATATTTGTTGGTGTTGTTACACTACCAAGTTCAATATTTTTATCATCAACAGATATTGTTGTAGAGTTTATTGTAGTAGTCGTACCATTAACAGTTAAATCACCACTTAGTGTTAAATTGACTGCTGTAGCAGTACCAGTAAGTGCTGGCGATGCGCTTAATACAACTGATCCAGTTCCTGTAGAAGTTGTAACACCAGTACCACCAGAAGCAACAGCAAGAGTTGCTGAAAGACCAGCAGCAGTACCAGTAGTATTCTGATTAAGTGTAGGAATATCTGCAGCAACAATAGCACGGAATGTAGGTACACCAGCTACGCCAGTAGGTGCAGCTAGTACAAAATTAGCAGTTTTGCTAGCATAAGGATTTAATGTATCACCGTAACCAGTAGCTAGTGCGATAGTAACTGCAGATGCTCCAGTGTAAGATGTTCCACTTAAACCAGTGCCAATAGTTAAAGCATTTGGAGTTGCTGCAGTAATAGTAATATTAGCAGAACCATTGAACGATACACCATTGATTGTTCTTGCTGTCGTTAATGTAGCTGCAGAACCAGTTGTGCTTTGATTAAATGTTGGCCATGTAAATGTACCAGTGCTGAAGTTACCAGAAGCTGGTGTTCCTAATACTGGAGCAGTTAGGGTTGGGCTAGTTAAAGTTTTATTAGTGAGAGTTTGAGTGCCAGTTAGAGTAGCAACTGTTGAGTCTACTGTAAATGCAGACCCAGTAGCAGTTTGCGTTACAGTAACTCCTGCAGATCCAGTTAATCTTTGTTGTGTAGTTAAACGAACTAATACAGAACCAGAACCACCAGCACCAGAATTAATGACAGCAGCAACTTGAACTAAAATGCCAGTTGTTGGATATGTTGAAGTCATACCACCATTAACTGAATCATAATAAAGAATAGCACCCGAAGTAAATGCTGATGTATCAAATCCTTTTAATAATCCCAGATTTTGTATATAACCAAAACTATTAAGAGATATCGATTCAGCTGCAATACCAACCATATAACTTGGGTTTGTAATTCCAGAAGTTGCTGGTGCAGCAGTAATTATGCCACTGGCACCTACTGTACCAGTAAAATAACAGAGTTGACCTTTGGTGATAGCAGAACTTGCTTTTACATAATAGAAGTTATCTTGTCCGAGAGTAGCAGAAGTATTAGCATTAAATGCAACTTCAAGACCACCATGATCAACGTTCCAATATTGTTTACCAGCAGCTAGAGTTACTGTTGGTGTTAAACTAAAATTAATATCATTCAATCCAGCTATTGTTGTGCTAGAAGATCCAAGAGATATCGCAGTAGTGCCAATAGTAATAGAACTATTAGCTAAGTTTGCATTTGTAATACCTGCAGTACCAGACAAATTAGTATTGGTTAAACCAGTAATAGTATTTGAACCTGCAGCAATAGTTTTATTTGTTAAAGTTTGAGTGCCAGTAAGTGTAGCAACAGTAGAGTCTATATCCATAGTAACTGTATTATTAGTTACTGCTGAAGTTATTCCAGTTCCGCCAACAAAAGTTAGAGTATCTGTACCAAGTGTAACATTATCTGTGCCAGTATCACCAGCAATAGCTTGAGTGATAGTAGCCCCACCACCACCTGTTATTTCTACAATGGTTTGTGTACCACTTACATCTTTTTTAATAAACATCTTACCGTCATATGTATTAACGGCTATTTCACCAAGTGCAAGTTGTCCAACTGTTGGAACTGCACTCGGTGTTGCTGAACGTCTTACTTTTACTGTATTTGCCATGTGGCTTCCCTTATTTAGCTATATAGCTGGGTTTAGTACGTACCACCATCAATATCGAAACCACTTAAGGTTGATGTAGCGGCTCCTGCACCTGTTAAATGTGTACCAACAAATATTTGTTTAGTAACTGCTAGACCACCAGATAATATTACAGCTGCTGTAGTTAAGCTTGAAGCATCTGTAGTATTTGTAAATGTTGATAATCCAGATGCAGCTACTGTAGTTCCTGAAAAACTTGATACTGTAATTGTCTTATTGCTTAGAGATTCTGAACCTGCTAAAGTAGCTAGAGTACCTGTAGTTGGTAGAGTTACAGAGGTAGCCCCTGTAGTAGTTAAGCCTAAAGTATGTGCCCCGGTATGTGTAAAATTGCCACCAAGAGTAATAGTTTTAGTACCATTATTAATACCTGTACCACCATAAGTTGGACTAACTATACTTGCTTGCCAAGTACCAGTACCTATTGTACCTAAAGTAGTAATAGAGGACTGACCAACATATGTTGATGCAATATCAACAGAGTTAGCAGCTACAGATATTCTATCTGCTGTACCTATTACGTCAAATGTACTACCCGTTAATGTAAGACCATCACCAGCTAAGTAAGTACCAGCACCACTAAACTGAACAAAAGTAATAGCCGTAGTATCAAGAGTACCACCAGCATTTGATGTTGAAACCCAACCAGTATCAGACTGTGTTGTACCTGTTTCAACAAATGTAAATGCATTTGGAACTTTTACCCAAAGGTTTAGGTCAGTTGCACGTGTCCAAGACCCTGCTGCAACTACATAGATACCATTAGCTTGTGGTAGAGTTTGATTTTTAACCAATACTCTATCACCAGCAACAACAGCTACACCATCAATAGTTTGTGTACCTGATAAGGTAATATTTGCAGTTGTAGCTACTAGACATGAATCCTTAGGATCTAGACCTTGAGCTACACTATCTACATACTGTTTAGTAGCTGCATCTTGTGCACCTGTTGGATCTGCAAGATTTGTTATACGTTTACTTGCTACATCAACAGTACCAGTACCAGTTGGAACTAGATTAATATTTGCATTTGTACCACCAGCAGTATAAGTTAAAGCACCTGTACCAGTAATAGAACCATTAGTAGTACCTGTACCACCATAACCAACGGCAACTGTATTACCTTGATATGTTGAACCACTACCAATTGTTTTATTAGTTAATGATTCTGAACCTGCTAAAGTTGACAAAGTACCTGAGGTTGGGAGTGTAAGAGCTGTAATTCCAGTAGCTGTTAGCGTAGTTGAAAAAGCTCCTACTGTACCAAATGTACTACCATCCGCAAGACTTAGTGTTGCTGAAGTAGTAGGTGCAGTAATAGTTAATTTATTAATTGAAGTAGCTGTTGCAACACCAAGTACTGGTGTTACTAAACTTGGACTAGTTGCAAAAACTAGAGAACCTGAACCTGTTTCATCACTAATTGCAGTGGCTAATTCAGCTGATGTAGCGGTTAAAGTATTGTTTGCTAAATTTATAGTTTTATTAGTTAGAGTCTGAGTACCAGTTAAAGTAGCTACTGTATTATCAATACTAAAATCTACATTATTATTAGTAACTGTAGATGTGATTCCTGTGCCACCGGCAAAGGTTAGTGTATCAGTAACTAATGATACTACATCGGAACCAGTATCACCAGCAACGGTTAGATTAGTACTAATCTGTACCCATGAAGCTGAAGAAGTACCGTTTGTAATAAGAGCATATCCATTGGTACCAGCACTTCGTGGAAGTGTCCATGTACCAGCAATTTGAACCATACCCGTACCGTTGGGATTTAGTACTAAATTGCCATTAGTATCTAAAGTACTAATAGTATTGCCATTAAGGTCAATATTATCTACTTTGATGTTATCTAGTTTACTACTAGAATCAGTAATTAAAGCTGAACTAGCTGTTAGTGTACCAGGTGCATGGTCTAATAAATTAGTAAATGCAGTACCACCTATAACTAGATGATTAGCAGCATTTCCAGCAGTTTCAGTACCCATACCTAAGTATAGACGTTCACCACCATTACTACCAGTATCTGTAAGAGCCGAGTAAGCTAACTCACCGGCAGCAAGAGTTGCTGGGTTTCCGCTAACAGAGGACCTTTTTATGCGTAAAATTGAAGCCATTATTTATTTCTCCGTTAAAATTCGCCACCATCTACATTTTGTAAATTCAATAATGTAGAAGAAGTCCATTTATGTGTTAAAGATTTGTAAACCAATACAGATCCATCTTGTAAACTAGTTGTATCAACGTCAGGGCTACTTGATAAATATCCCATAGGGCCCATAGGACCAGTACCGCCTATCACTAGTGACTCTAGTTTATTATTATTTAAAATAATATTCATATAACCCCTATGTATATTTTCTATGATTTTAAATAGTATACCAGCTATGGGAGGTTAAGTCAAGGATAAAAAAATACCCCGCTATATTTCTATAGAGGGGTATTTTTTATACTTACAAAATGTAAAATAATATTGCTACGCTAACTATGCTTCCAACAGTAGTTGCTATCCAATCAAATATATCTGGTGTATGAGTATCTTTATATAAATAATCATTTGCTTCTTTAGCTGCTGCAATAATAGAAATAACTAATATACTATATATACCTAAAAATAAATATAATAAGATTCCACCAACTGCACCACTAATAAAGTGTCGCTGCTTATCTGCCGGAATATAATTATTGTGTATATAAATGGTATCTAGTATCTTTCTTATATGTAAGAATATTTTATTTAACATTTTAAATCCTTTATTAGCAGCTAATAGCTTTTAAATCTTCTAGTGTAGTAACTGTATCTACTTCATTGGTAATATCTCGCAAGCGTTGTTTCTCGGTTACGATAGCTGAAGTATCAGCGCCAGACTCTAATGCCCATTGAAATGCCACATCTTGAGCTTGTAGCAAAGGCGCACGTTCTGCACGAAGTCTTGCCTTGGTTATTTCTTTAGCTTTATCAAAATTAATAACTATCATACTTCATACTCCCAAGCGTCACGGAATGTTCTGTCAGACGGAATATCGGAGGCATTTACAATTTTATACTCAGCACCTGCTGGTACATCTTTGACTGCTAGTTGCTGAATAGTGTTAAGTTCTAACCATTCGGCAGTAGGAATTATTACTGCTACACCACCACTATCTGTTTTATATATAATTCGTTTCATTGTTTATCCTTATGACATAGGCGCTTCATAAATATTTACAGTTTCAAAAGCATCAGTTCCTACAAAAGTAGATGGTGAGCGAATAAAATAAAATGCGCCAGCTTTTACAGGAAACCCGAATGAAAATCCTTTTGTATTATTATTTATATCATCACCTAATGTTGCAATCATGGTATTTACCGTAGTGCTTGAACCAGCTAAAACATCTAATCCATTTCTAAACGAACCTAGCCCTCTTACAGTAACATAAGAATCTACTGTTGGACTATACCAAGTATTTACAGATCGAGTTATAAGGTTAGTCCAAGATATACTGGTAGCACCTAATGTTGCTCTTGCACTAATAGTATTTGCACTTCCGTCTATTGTAACTGCCATGATTTATCCTATTCGTACATTATGTTGATTGAACCAGCGTCAAATGTTTGAGTGCCGATTACTGTGGTAATACTTAGTCTATCTATAACTCCGTTAGCAGTAACACTGCTACCACCATTAGCTCCTACCAAACCGCCTGGTGAAAAACCAATAACGCTTGTTGCGACATACGAATTCCCGCTTATGTTAGTTATTGTTACAAGCCCATGCCTAGCAGTTGTCGCAGACGAACTAGCATTGGCAATGTCCACAGGAAAGCCATCCGTTACTGCACCACTGCCTTCCAAAGAGTTTGTATTGTATGTAATCATTCCACCCACATATCCAGTTGTAACTAAAGTAGTGCGTCCAATTCTAATACGCACGGGTGAAGTACCATTTGTAGATAATCCTTGAAACATTACAGTAACTCGTTTTACCCAGCTTGGTATGCCGGTGAAGTCTATACTTGTTTGCCCAGCAGCTGCTATTGTTGTACCATGCACTAATGGTGCTAATGTGCCTGTTGCCGCAACCAAGGTCTGTGTTGATGAACCTGCTACTGTCGGTGCAGATAATGTAACTGAACCGCTTGTATCACCACTAATAACTACTGAAGCCATGATTTATCCTTATCTAAAAAATGCAACACTAACATGATCCACATCGCCATTATTACCTGCATCATCTACCACCCAAATTCTTTGAGTAGTTGTTGTATTTGCAACAGTAGTAGCATTTTGTCTGGTGATTTGAACAGTCATACCATTTCGTGCAGTTAAAGATGCACAAGCACCAACACAAGCAAAATTTATGTCTGGCATTGCGTTTGTGAAATTAACTGTATATGTACCAACTCCATTATCAGTAATAGAGCTTACATTGAATGAAGCCCTTGCGGCTGGAGTACCTGTGCCGTTAAAATTTATCCAAGCACGACAGAATGTACCTATTTGCACATTATTGACATCAGCAATTGTAGGCGGAGTTAATGCAACGCCATTTTTAATATTTAATTGGCTTGTTGAAGCCGCTTGTACTATATCTGCTATTACCGTTCCTGCCATGATTTATCCTTTTTTGATTTTATTAATTATAACAGCTATGGTACTTTAAGTCAAGGATAAAAATATTTACCCCCAACTTATATTATAAGTTATAATATTACCCATCGTGATGTACTAGGAATTGTAACTGTAACATTTGAATCTATAGTAATAGGTCCTACTGACATAGCAGATTTTCCAAATGTTATAGAATAGGATGAAAGTATTGTTTGAGCATTTTCATACATAGTATCATCTGCTACTGTTGCCTTACTACTACCCCAACCCAGTGATGAACCATTCCAAATCAATGCTGTATTTGCTATAGTTGGTGCTGCTACAAAACTAGTAGTATCTACGCCTGATTGAAATACTATGCGATTATTAGCACCACCTAAAATACCAGTAGCTAGGGGATTACCCCAACCTAGGGATGAACCATTCCAAATTACAGAAGTATTTGTTATAGTTGGAGCAGCTACAAATCCAGTACTACCTACACCAGACTGAACTACTATTCGATTGGCAGCACCACCCAAAATATGGGTTGTAGAAGTTGCTGCAGTTACAGTATCTGTAGTTTTTGCCAACCTGCTCCAACTAGTAAAAGCACCTACACCAAGTTTAGCTCTAACATAAATATCCGTAGTATTAGCTACATGATAGTATTGATAGACTGCATTTATAGTTGCATTTACATATACCTCTAATTTACCTGCTAAAGCTACTGGATAATTTAATAAAACTGTAGCATTTGCAGCTGTTGGTTGATGAAATACACCATTACTGGTTCTAGTATCTAAATTTATACTCGCTCCAATGTCTGCTTGCAACATTAAGGCATTGGCATTAACATATGCAGTAGTAGCAATCTTAGTAGTATTATCTAAGATTGGTGGGGTAGGTGCTACTGGAGTACCTGTAAAACTAGGACTAGCTAGATTAGCTTTTAAATTATTAGCAGTAGTTACAAACTCTGTTGTTGCTGGTAGCAAACTACTATTACCAGCAACTTGAGTTACAAAGAGTTTACCACTTAAACTTTGAGCAGAATCTAAATCTACAAAAGTTTTAGTAGCTGCTCCTGTTCCAATAGTTAATTTATCATTAACTGTGTCCCATTGAACTAAACCTTCGGAAGTAGATCCAGCTCCTGTAGGTATATTAAGGGATGTAATTCCAGCTAATGTACCTCCAGTAATTGCTACTGATGATGCAGCTTGAGTAGCCATGCTTGCTAGACTTGCTGAGCTTACATTAGTTATTAAACCTTTAGCATTTACTGTAATTACTGGTACTACTGTAGTGGAACCATAGGTACCCACTGCAGCATTCACAGTTGCTAAAGTTGCGGCTGATGTTACATTGGCACTACCATTAATAGTAGTAGAGTAAGTAACATCACCTGTTAGTGCAATAGTTCTTGGAGTACTCCATGAATTTGCTGTACTTACATTTATTGCATAAGTACTTGAAAGATCGGCCCATGCTGTACCACTCCACTTTTGCCACTTATTACTAGCCCCCTTCCACTGGATTGCTCCAGTGGGAAGGTTAGTAGGTGTAGTATCTAAACCTAGTGCTAAATCATCTAATTTAGAATTTAGTTCTGATACAAAGTTGGAGTAGGTACTAGTTAGGGTCGGTAGATTCCAATTAGCTGATGGCATATTTTATATTGTTCCTTTTGCAGACCATGAAAAGTTACCAGTTATAGGAGTACCAGAATTATTAAATAATAATACTCTAAAAAACTTAGGATATGTAGTATCTACAAAATCATAGATAGCTATTCCCGGTGTTGTACCACCATAAGTTATTTGTATTCCACTGACATCTAAATAATCATAATTAAATGCAACTATAGTTCCTGAAGTTGCGGATGTTTTAACGATTGAAGCAACTACAGCACCGCCACCGCCACCGCCAGTAATAGTAATATTAGCTGGAAGTATGCTGGTATAGCCGGAACCTGAGTTAGTTACCTCAATACCAGTAACCGTTCCACCAGATATAATTGCTCTAGCTTTAGCACCAGTACCATTTCCACCTATTGTTACTGTAGGAATTGAGGTATAACCACTTCCACTACCCGATAGATTTATTTGATAGATTCCATTATCTGATACTTGACCACTACCACCATCATTAGTATATTTAATACTTAATTTTAATCTGTAATCATTGATACGAAGTAAGTCAATACCAGTAGTATTAGAGTTTAAAATTATCTCAACTTTAACATATCTAAAACTACTTGCAAATACACCGAAAGTTGTATTAATGTTGGTTCCTGGTTGTACTGCTGAACTTGCAGAGGTATATGTAATACCATCAGTACTTGTACTTAATATAACTTGATATGTACCAGTTGTACCAGATATATTAGATATATCAGTAGCTATTGATACATATTGATTGGTATTAAAAATAATGCCATAGTCAATAACTTCTGTTAAAGTACCAGTATTTGTTGATGGTTGTGCATATATAGGATATCCGGCATTTGGTTGATCTTGTATAATTGTCCAAGAATTACCAGTAAAATGAGTCTCAAAAGTTTGAGTAGGGCTCATAGGACCAATAAGCTTATTAATACCTGTAGTACCTAAAGCATCGGATTTAACTATATTAGTTCTAGTAGAAGTTACTGTATTAGAACCATAAGTTGTTACATTAAAGTTATCTCGGTAAATATCACCAGTTAGTACATAATCTGGTGGTTGATTTACAACAGCATTTGTATGAGACATATCACTAATATTACCTGCTGTATCTATGGCAACTAAAAAGTAAGTGAAGTTTCCAGAGGTTTCTTCAAATACTGTAGTAAAATTACCTGACTTAGTACCAATAGTTTCTGCTTGAGTATATGTTGCTAATGGACTAAAAGATTTCTTTAACATAAATGTAGCTATAGGGAAACTATGTTGCGCTGAATCTTCCCAGTTTAATAGTATATTATTATCAATAACTTTATTAAAGAAATTAAGTGGTTTAGTTGGTTTAGTTATAGTTAGTTGTTTATTTGCTAAAGCCCCTGCTGTATTAAACGAATCGTATGCTCTTATTAAATAGTACCATGTTCCATCGGCATTATTTAAAGGATCTACGCTGGGATTAATTGGAGGGTCTAGTGCTATTGCTGAACCGCTTAATGAAGCTAAAGATGTGGCATTATTCCATGCAGTTTCATCTACGTTAGCAGATCGGGTTGCACGAATTTCATATCTATCAATAGGTAAAGTAAATACATCTAGTAAAGTGCCTGTAATAATAGAAGTCCAGGCTGCATTAATAAATTGACCTACAATATTTACATTTAAACTATTTATAGCACTTGGCTTAGTTAAAGTTACTGATACAGTTGTTTGAGTAGTAGAAGCTAGACCAAAAGTATCTTTTGATGCTATTCTAAAAACTTTTGCCTGATTATACTTTAATGTACCTACCGGTACAGTTGATAACTCTGTTACATTAGTTATACCATATAAATACTGTAGTATATTAATAGAAGCAGGAATATTAGCTACAAATGTAGCATTTTCCCAAGTTGTTCCACCTTCACGTAATTCATAGTATTCGATAGGTAAAGAATTGATTGCAGTAGTTGCAGGATTCCATGAAAATAATAATTTACTTTCTTTCATAGTTGCCGATATATTACTAGGTGCATTAGGCGGTACTATAGCAGTTGTTACTGTAGTTCTAGTATTTGATACATTACCATTAATATCTACTGCTTCAATATGTATGGCTTTTGTCCCTGCACCATAAGTCCATTCCAAAGAATACGAATTAGCAACAGTTTCCCCTATTTTAATAGGATTTCCCACATCACCAAAATATATATTATATTTAGCTATTGGGAAACTATTGCTTGCTAATACTGAATGATTCCAAGTAGATCTTAATGTTGTGCCTGTTAAAGTATTTGTTAATCCAGTTGGAGCTGCTGGTACTAATACAGGAATAGTTACGGAAGCTCTTGGAGATACATTATTTATTATATCTACTGTTTCTATTGAAAATGTTCTAGATAGATTTTTATCTGCCCAAGTATACTCATATGTAGTACCAGTTACTTCGGCAATGGCCACTGAATCTATATATATTCTATATAGTTTAGTTGCTGCATCTGTAGAATCTACTACCGGTGCTGTCCATTTTAAAGTTAATTTATTTGCTGAAAATGTACTGGTTATTCCATTTACTTGATTTGGTAGTGTAAATGTTTTTGAAATTGATAAGTCTGGTAAACTTGATTGCCCACTATTATCAATAGTTTCTATTCTGAAAGTTTTTGATAGTATATTATCTAACCATAAATATTCATATGATGTACCGGTTACTTCTGCTACAGCTGATTCTACACCGTTGGATGTAACAAAAATTCTATAACCATATGTAGAAATATTATTACTATTTACTACTGGTGCAGACCAAGATACTTTAAGAATATTACCATTTAATGAAAGCTGCGCATTAGTTGCTGGATTTGGCAAAGCTATTATATTACTAACACTTGAAACAGAATTAGTTACTAGTATTGGTAATATAGCAGGTGCTGGAGTTTTTGTAAGAAGTATTTTTGCTGTTGTATTATCTATTAAACTACCTGATAATGTATATGAAGCAGACCAATTACCAGAAGTATCTTTAGCTTTTATATAAAATAAATGAGTTTTTCCAGATACATAAGTTTTTGTTGATAAAGTTACTTGAGTATCTTTACCACGATATATAGCAGCATTTGCAGAATCTAAACCCCATGTACCATAACGAATCTCATAGTATTCAATATCTAAATCTGGCACCGCTGACCAACTTAATGTTAGCCCATCATTTGCTAGACTAGAATTAAAATTAGTTATATCTGCTGGATTTACTGTTTTACCTACTACTACATGATTTACTTCAGTTTTTTGTGATTTAGTACCTAAAGAATTTATAGCTTGTACTGATATAGTATATTCTGCTTCTGAGATAGAAGATATTTCTATATTTGGTAAATTACTATATACTACTACTTCATTGCTATTTGTAGTTATATTTTTATAAGTTACCTGATAAGTATCTATAGTAGTATCTGGGCTTTCCCATGAAATAGATAATATATTACTTAGTACTTGCGGTGCTATTAAATACATATGTTCTGTAATAGTAATATTTTCTACTGGTTCTGGAACTAATGTTTGTGTATTTATTTTCTTTGGTTGTAGTCTATGATTATATTCTATATTATTAAATTTCTCTTCATTATAGCTTAAAGCAGTAATACCCATAACACCTTTTGAAGGTTCTGATATTGATACTACTCTCCAAGATTGTAGTGCTAAATCACTAACTGATACTATCCATACTGAACCTACTGGAATAATAAAAGATTGCGTTGTATTAACTATTAGGTCTATTTGATTTTGATTATTTGATATGTTAGATAATGGTAAACTTATAACTGTACCGTCATCTTTTGTAAATAGTGCAGTATATGTTTTACCTGTTGTAAATTTTATAGGATTATCAACAGTTACTATTACATTAGTACCAGTATTATATTGTACAGCAGCTACTCTTCCACCCAGTCTAATTCCAGATCTAAAAGGATCTTGGGTTTGGATTACATCACCTGGTTGACAAAGTAATCCATCTAAACCTGTTTTGAAAGATACGGTTTCAGTTTCATATTGTTCTGTATATAGTAACCACTTACCAAGTCTATGGGCTTGTCCTTGAGAGGTACAACCCATGGCAGATAGTTCAGTTTGTATAATACCATTTTGTAATATAGAAGCCTCATCTTGTACATACTCTACTTCAATAGCATAACCATTTTTAGGATTATTCCAAGAAACTAATACTACGTTATGACGCGTTTTAGCCGATGTACCAGTATATGTAAAAGTACCATCTATAACATTAGCAGCTGTATATATAGCATCTACAGATTTAGGAGAATCTTGAGATGCAGTAACTAAACCAGTAGACCAAAATACCATACCTCTAAATATAGAGGCTAGATTAGATACTACTTTATATGCGTCTTCTCGGGTTTGTAAATATAAATTACAAGTAAATCTAGGTTCTACATCATCAATGATAATATTAATAGATGAACCTACTGGCACTGATTGCGCTTTACTAATAGTATATGTACCTATACCTCCGGTACCTGTTCCTAGTGCAGTAATAGTACATTCTTCTATACCAAAACCAGTAACTATAGAACCTACTCCTATAGAGGATAGATTTTTTCGGTTAGTTATAGTTAAAGTAGTTCCAGATATTGAACCTACTACTACACCAGAAATACCCAAACCAGTAGGTACGGAACCATCACAATATTGAGCAATTGAATATAGTGTCCATTTATCTACTAAACTACCAGTTACTATATCTCCTAAACCATACCTTGTATTTGTTATTAAATCATAAAATACCCAGGCAGGATTATCGGTCCAATCTACTACAAATGTACCATCCCAAAAACCTGTATAGGTTCTATTAAGTGGGTCGTAGTTTGATGGAATTTTGCATTTGATACCATATATTTCATAAGATCTTGATGGTATACTTGAAAATTGTTCAGCATCTATAGCACAATACATCATAGCACTATTTGGATAGTTTAACTTAGCTTTTACTACTTCAGTATATGTACTCCAATATAGTTCGTTTGAAATACTTGCTTTTACTGATTCTTCTTCTACTCTGATTACCTGTACTTGCCAAGGACCTTCACCCCTTAAAGGTACTGTATAACCACGTTGATATTTAGCTAATGTTTTACCCTCTATTACCCCCAAGGTATCGAAAGCAACGGTATAGGATCTATTTGTAAAACCAAATAATCCTTGTGCAACTCCAATAACTTCGCACTTATATTCATAAATAGCTAAAGTATGCTCAACTAATACTGTTTTAGTAGTGTAAACTGGCACAGATACTGAATTAGTAATACCAAAACCTTGGGAAGCAGTTGTTCTGGTTTCATTCTTACCAGTAAATGCTACTGTAGCATGTATTTCCCAATTAGTGGCACCAACTAAACGTTTATATACTCCTATAGAAATATTTTGTTGTTTATTACTAGTTGTTCTCCAACCAAGTACCAGTTGACTTGCTATTGCATCCTCTGTTTCGGTATATACTGAATAACCTTTTATAGCTACTGATTGTCTTCTATTTGTATTTCCATACATATACATTGTACCAGAATTAGCATCTGGTGGTGGTGTTGCGTATAATACTGAACTACTACCTGAAGTACTATTGTAAGTACCTAAATCACGTATTGTAACTTCGGTACCAGACAATGTACCATTATTTTTAGTATTATAACTTAATCCTACTCTTTCATATTTAGAATAAGGTTCGCTATTTTTTACATTAATTACAAAGGATACTTTACTACCGTGTAAATCTCCAGTAGTTGTATCTTGCTCTGTAAGTTGTGGTACTTCCATAGTAATATAACATTCATCTGCTTCTAGGTTAGTTACTGAACGGACTGTTCCAGTTGCTCTTTGCATAAATACACTTGAAGCATTCAATGCTAATGGTTCATCTAGTAAAACTGTGAATGTATTAGCGGTTGGTACAGTTTTTACTGTATAAACGCATAGTGGAAAGAAATCTCCTGCTGGCGTATATCTACGACCTTTTTTACCTATGGTATATGTAACACCTTGCTCTTCTTTAGCCCATAGATAAATGGACTCACCTTCTTGAAAACCGTGTGCAGTTTTAGTTATAGTTTTAGTACTTCCTAAAGTAGAGGCTGCATGGGTTCCGGTTTTAATATTATTAACTAAACTAGCATTGGCATATACTATTCCAGCAACATATGTTGCACTTGGAACTGTAATTGTATAGGTATCCGGAGTAACAGAATTTATTGTATATATATTTTCTGGTAAAGTTCCAGTTTTAGAAGCTATATATAAAGTTTGACCTGATAAATATCCATGATTAGCTAAAGTTAGTGTTAAACTTGTAGTTGCTGTTGTGGCATGTGGATATGTAGATTCTAATAATTTAGGGCGTTCTACTCTAGTTGATACATTAATAGTATTTTCTACTGAGTTTAAATCTGAAATAACTGCTTGATTTTGCGTACCTGTACGAACATCTATAAAACTATCTCTGAAGTTATAGGTTCCATCTGCATTTTGTAGTGGTACATCATTAATAAATACGGATTGATCACCCGAGACTAGTCCCCCAATTTCCCCTTCGGAAACTAGGTCTAGTACTCTAGCAAATTGTTTTGAGCGTAATGTATTGGGGTCTTCTACTGCTGGACGACTTGCACCACCACCTTTACCTCCACCACCATTATGTACACGAATACCATCTACTATATAAGTATGGTCTGGTACTACTGATAGGTTATATACATCTTCAATGCCAGCCTCTTCTGAGACTATCATTGGTCTTAGGGTACCATCACTATCAACCAAACAATCATGGGTTGATAAATTACCTATTTCTGAAAATGAGTTAAGTTGGTTTAAAACCCAGTGATTAGCAGTAGCATATATTTCACCACCCCAATAAGTATATTTTGATACCTCATTGTTTTTATGGAAAAATACTTCTTCTACTACTGATGTAGCTAGTCTACCTGTATCATTATAGGAGATTACTTCATCACCTACAACTATTTCAGATATATTTTTATACCCAGAAGTTGTTAGAACTTTAGCATACTGTGGAAAACATCCACCACTACCTATAATTTCTTTTTGTGCCATTATATTGGAATCTCTCTTGAGGTAAGCCCTGCTGAAATAACTTGTGAACCTACACGTACTTTACCATAACATAAGGAAACTGGATTACCTGAACCTGTTGTATTTATTGGTCCATTAAATACATAAGAAGGTGTATTTTCTGGCTTCTCTGTACTAGTATCTTTATTTCTTCTTGGTGGGGCAAATAATATTTCTGATATGCCACTTAAAACCATTGATGCACCAACTGAAAACCATGTAGAACTCATCTCTGGTGCATATATCATTAAAGCAATACCAATAACTACTTTAAAAAACCCACCGGAACCAACTGTTACTGGTATTATTTTTATAATATCTGCAGTTGTAATAGAACCAAGTTCTTCTTTACCAATATCCATTTTATCTAAAAATACATGGAAGTTATGTTGTTTTAAATATTCTTTGAAACCTTTTAAATTTATTGATAGGGCTCGCACAGCCTCTGATGGTGTTGCTACCGCTAGTTGGAAACTTTTTCCAAATTTTTTACCTAGATGACCATATAGTTTTATTGTTTTTAATTCACTCATATTGGTATCTCCCTAGATGTAAGTCCTGCTGATATAACTTGAGAACCAACTCGTACTTTTCCATAACATAATGATACTGGGTTCCCTTGAGAAATAGTATTAACAGGTCCATTAAATATATACGATGGACTATTTTCAGGTTTTTCACTATTATATGACTTAGGTTTCGGGGGTGCAAATAGCACTTCTGCAATACCGGAAAGAGTCATACTTATACCTATTTTGGTTATCCAAGGCTGTTGAGTTACTATACCAACTACAATTAATACTATTCCAACTATTGCTTTAAAAATACCACCACTACCTACTGTAACAGGTACTATTTTTATAATATCAGAAGATACTTTATAGTTGAGTTCATCTTGAGCTAAATCTTTTTTATCAATAAATATATGATAACCTGGTGCGCTATGTTTAGTTAAATACTGTTTAAAACCTTTAATATTAGTAGATAAAGCTCTTACAGCCTCGGCAGGTGTGGATACTGCTAGTTGGAAACTTTTTCCAAATTTTTTGCCCAAATGTCCATATAGCTTTACTGTTTTTAATTCGACGGACATTTGTACCCCCTTCTACATAAGTGATTTATGTCTTATTACCTTACTAGTTATTTTTTGCCACCAACCACCATAAATCTCTTCGGAAGATAATCTATTCATTGGGTGATGTAATATTCTATTATTTCCTATATATATTGCAGCGTGATTTTCTGTACTTGCGCCTACGCGCATTAGGAATAAGTCACCAATTTGTACACTACCATCAGTTACGACTTCAAAACCTTGTTCTGGAAATCTCTCATTATATAAATCTTGCCCCTGTTCCCACCATAAATCTTTTCGTATATAATTAAATAAATCTATATTGAATTTTTCTTTATAATAATCTCGGATTATAGAATAGCAATCTACTACACCATAATGATATGTTCTTCCTATTAAAGGTTGAACATATCCAGATGGATTAGTTATTGTATATTCTTTCAAGAATGGGTTAACTATAATCCATGGTATGGTATCTAATTCTAGGCTAGTTAAATCAGTTTGAGATGGTTTAGGGGATGACTTGGGGTGTGAGTGTACTATATAAACTATCTCACCTAAATCTTCTGCATCAGCATAATCAGTTGGACTAATAACGAAGTGATCTTCACTATTTAATTGATTAGTACAAGGTATATATCTTAATCTACCTTTTAGTAGTATAACTACACCACAAGCCTCTACAGGAGCTTGTTGCTCTGCATGTGCATATATTTGTGTATTAATCAACTCTTCTATTGTCATTATCTTATTAATCCTACTGCAGGGAAACCACCAAATGGTAGTATTTCATTGACAAACCTAATCTCACATGAACCTAAACGTTTCCCGCACTTATCGAGGCTTACTCCACAAGGTTCGTCGAATTCATTGAAGTAGTTAGTTCCAGTATATCCACACTCGGCACTTTTATAGTTCCAAGAACATAGATTTTTAACTATTTGTCTACGTGGTAATACTACCCCTGTAAGTTCAAGTGCTGATGCAAGCTCGAATTCTACTTGTATTTTATCTTCTTTACTTTTTCTATCCACATAATATATATCATCTGGAAAGTGTGCATTACTATCTGCTGTAGGATTAATTCCGTCTGGAAAATTTACAGCATCTAAATATTTAACAAAAGTACGTTTGCGTATAAATTTACAAGTAACTAAGTCATTCATAGATAGCGTTAGCTCACCTATCATGCCAGATATATTTGCTAATAATAGTTTTGGTCTTGCTTGACTACCTACGCCACTAGATTCAAATCCTGTTGCTTCTAGTGGGAATGGTACATAGGTTATGCCTTGCCAAACTACTTCTGCATTTAATGTATTAACATCAGAGTGAAAATAATAAATCGGTCCACCCTGTTTAGTAGTATCTAACTCATATAATTCTATAAGTGAATCAGCATCTAATTTCTGAATCTCGGAAGTTATGCTTACTGGTGCGTCTAATGGCATAAATTATCCTAAAGGTCAAAGACCTGAGTAAATGTTACTGATATATTACGAGAAATTGAAGTATCATGAACCATACTCCATTCTGAAGCAATTACTTTAATTTCTTGGGTCTCTCCAGCTGGGGTCCAGTTGAAGTATGTTCTACCTTCTGTATCCTCTAAAAAGGCTATGATGGCCTCGGCTGTGGTAACATCTCTTCCATTGAATGTTAGATTATATACTGAAGGCATATTATTGATGCCATCCCCTGTTCTTTGAGCATATCCGTCTCCGAACTGATAAAGTAATACTCTAGGCTTGGTAGTCTTACTGAAACCCCTATCGGGAACGTATGAAAAGGTATTCGCCATATTTATTCCTATTTTTCTATTTTATCTAGTATATCAGATGTGCATAAAAAAGGCAAGGATAAAAATTATCCTTGCCTTTTATTGGTTTACCTCTTATTGAGCAAACCACCGGAACGTTGTTGATTTACAATCTCTTCCCTAACTTTACTGCTGATTATCATACCTAGTTGTTTGGCATCTTGGGCATTAGTAGTACCAGTAGCTTGTGTATCAGTATTACCTTTAGCATCTACATTAACAACAACACTAATAGGACCGCTTCCACCACCGGTATTACCTTGCATAGTTACTGGAATAGTGCGACCATCTGGTAGGGGAACATAAGCTTCGTTCATTCTACCTTCGCCAAATACTGCCATTTGAGGTGAGTTAGCAATACCACCACTAGCATATTTATTTAGTTTAAGTGCACCATACTCACTCATGACACCGCCATTAGCAAAGAATAATCCAGATAACCAACCTCCAAAACCTTCCATACCCATAGAACTACCAATAGCAGCACCAATATCACCCATGCCACCACCACTAAATAAACCACCTATACTACCTAGTATACCACCTAATCCACCACCTGCTCCACCACCTGCTCCACCGCCTGAGAATATACTAAAAATACTAGAAAAGATTCCTCCGATACCAGTACCTAAACCACTTAGTAAATTCATTACGATACCATTACTACCGAATAAACTTCCAAAACCATTTGCAATTCCACCAAATAAAGATGGTGTACTTGTATTTAGATTAGCAACTTCATCTGATATATTAGTTAATGAACCATAGTACGCTTCATTAGCTGCTGTAGCTGCTTCAGTAGTCATATCGACAGTATCTGGTGCATTTTTATAGTCTTCAAAACCTCCAGCACCTGTTTGTCTAGTACCAAATAACTTGCTCCAAATACTAGGTGCTGCTGTTACTGGATTACTATTACCTGCTGCTGCACCTCCTGTACCCATTGCAATAATTTTAAGATAATCCCTTGAGTCTTTAGCATAATCAAGTGCTTTTTCTTCATTAGTACTTATATCTACACCAGGTAGTACAGCCCCCATAATATCTCTAATCATATTACGAGCACTAGATTTCATCTGTTCTGCAGCCATTTCTCTGAAACCTTCTGCAACTGTATTACGGAATAAGTCACTTATTTCTTTAAATGTGATTTTAGTGCCATTCATCATTTTAGTAGTAATAGAATCTATAGCAGCATCCATGCCTGAATAAACTGCATCAAAAACACCGGTTACAGTATCTTTCATGTTTGCAGCAAAATCACGTGCTCGTTTAGCTGCTTCATCATAGATTATTTGTGGTTTGTTATCTTCTTTCATAAAGTTACGTTTTTTGGCTTCGTGTTGACGTTCTAAAGAGGCTAAGATTTCTTTATGTAATGCTAAATTACGTTCTAGTTCTTTACCATCTTGACCATTTTCTATATTTAAGCGTTTAGTTTCTGCTATCTTTTGCTGTATTAAATCTACTTCAAGTTGTACAGTAGAAGTATTATTTCTTAAACCCGCATCTATTTTTTGTTGTATGGATTCTTGGTCAGTAGCGAATTTTCTTTGTAGTGCTGCTCTTTCTTCTAAAATATCATTTTTTGCTTTTTCTAAGTTTAATGTTTGTTTTGATCTTCCTAATCCCTCTAACTCTAGTGTTTGTACATCTGTTAGATTACCTTGTTTTTTAACAGCATTTAATGCATCTTCTTTATTTATTATAGTTTGTAAATTATTAATATATTCTTTATCTAATACTTCTTGGTTAGATAAATTACCAAGATCTTTAGCTATAGATACTGCCGACTTACTATTTTCTAATAGTATATCTGCTTGCAAACCTTCTTGACGTTTATAATTTGTAAGATTAGCCGCATTTTTAGCTTCTTCTTTAATACTATTTACTTTTGCATCTGCATTTTCCTGTGCTTTTTTAGCTGCATCGACGGCTTCATTCATTATGGTTTTTGCTTGAGATTTATCAGAATCTTTGCTAAATTCAGTAGAATTAAATCTCATTTGAGCCTCTAATTCTTGTTTTTTAAATTCTTTTTCATTTTTAGTTATTTCTAAAGCTGCTTTAGAATTTAAAAGATCAATACTAATAAGACCACTATACTTTTCTGCATTTGCTATTTTATCTGCTTCTAATTCTATTAATTTTTGTTGTGCGGTAATTTCATTATTAAGAAGATCCATTCTTTGTTGGTTTTGTTTTAGTTGCGCATCTGTAGAATTAGTTCCTAAAGTTGTTTGTTCGTCAATATTCTTTTTTAATGTTTCTGCGGCATTTAATTGCTTTAACTGCTCTTGTAATCTTTTTATTTCTTTTTCATATGGTTTTAAAGCAATATCCATAGCTGAAGTAGTTTCAGTTTTGGGGGCTTTAGGGGCTGTAGGTTTTTGATCTGTTTTAAGCATATTTGGTATAAAACTAATACTGTTCCACCAAGCTTCAAAATATGCAATAGCTTTATCAAATATATTAGTACCAAATTCCCAATTACTTAAAAGTAATAACCTTTCTTTGTCTTTTTCTATATTATAAGAAGCTAGTTTACTTTGGTAATCTTTTGAATCTTTAGCATATTTATCTAATGCCTCTAATTTTCTATTTTCGAAATCCCTTTGATTACTATATACATACTCTTTTTCAAGTGCAAGCAGTTTTTGTGTACTTTGAATTTTTAATACTTCTTCAATAGATAGATTTTCTTCCATTAATTTACGTGATAAATCTGCTTCTTTTTGTACAAGTTCCATCAAACGAACATTAGATGGTCCAGTATTTAATTTATCTCTATCTGTCTTAGAAATATCCTTATATTTTCCTAAGTAAATATCTTGTGCATCAGTTAATTCTTTTTGTCTAAGACCTATTGCTTCTGTAATTGCTTGTATAGCTGCGGCAACTCTACGTACTTCTTCTAATTGCTTACCAGCCTTAGTATTTAGTCCTTCAGGTACTTTAGCTAAAAGATTAATTTTTTCATCTGCTGTTAAAGTTATATCGTTTAATCCCTTTTGTAAATCTTTTAAAAATTCTACAATAGTTCTACGTTTTTCATCCTTTATCCACTCTTTTTCATTTATTTTATCAATAGCTGTTCCAGCAGCGTTTGCTTTATCTTGAAACTCTTTTAAGAAAGAATTTTGATTTCTATTAGCAGTAGCTGCTCTAGTTGCTGAAGCCTCTAAACTTACATATGCTGAAGCTAATATTTGTAATCCTTCTGCTGAATCTTTTGTACCTGAAATACGTTCTTCTAGTGCTTTTAATTCTGCTGCTTGTGCCCCTGTAGCTTCTTTAGACATAATAGCTACTTGACCTGAAATATTTTCTTTTAAAGTATCAAATTTACTAGTACCTATTTTATCCCAGAAACTTGATATCCAGCCACCTGCTTCTCTCCATGCTGTAAATACTTCTATTTGTTTCTGTATAGATGCAGTACCTTGTTCAAATGTATTAGCAGCTATATCATTTGCACTTTGTAAGGCTATCAATGAATAAGTAGATGCAGTTACTGCCTTAGTATAGTTTAAATATGAAGACTTTGCTGTTTCTAATACTTTGGTTCCTTCTTCTAATGCAGTATTTAATTCATCAGTTTTTTTATTTAAAAACCCAGCTTTATCCGCTAAAAAACTTAAAGCTTCGTATGCTATCATAGCAGCTATACCCCAAGTACCTAAAAAACCTACTACTTTTCCTAGTCCTGAGCCAACCTTAGATACCATCTCACCAATCTTACTTTTTACTCTATCTGTAGATTCTTCTATTTTACCAAATATATTTGGTACCATTTCACCAGATAATCCAAAGTTTTTATTTTCTTTACCAGATGGATCTTTATTATATCCTTCACGTACATTAAATGCAGAAGTAAGTGTTTTAGCTTTTCTTGCCTCTTCTATTATTACAGCTTGCTTAGCTCTCTCTATTTCAGCAGCTGCTTGTCCTCTGAGAAATAGTGTATTCTGTACTATCTGAGCACCTTCTAGCTTTTTAACTTCTAAATTTAATATAGCTGCTTCTCTTTCAGCTAGAGAATATTTATTTTTAGAACGTAATGTATCTGCTATTTTTAATTCTGTAGCTTCTTGTCCTTTTAATACTATATCTATTTGTTCTGTTAATGCTAGACGTCTTTTTTCTTCTGTTACTATTTCTTTTTCTATACTAGCTAAAGCTACATATCTTGCATTTGCTGCGTCTGCCTCTTTGGCAGAACCTGTACCACTAGCATAATCAGTTAATATTTTTGATTCACGTTTCATGGCACTAGGTATTGCTTTTCTAAGTGTAGAATCATCTACAATAGCACCTACAGAACCTACTTCTAGTAGATTTTTAGCTGTTTGACCCCTAGAAGTTTTAAATGCTGCTGTTGCCAATGCATTAATATTTCTTGCACCCATTTTAGATAACGCAAGTGCTTCTCGCTCTTTTATCTGTATAATCTCTGCTGAAGCTTTTCTAGTAGATTCTACTTCAGCCCTATTACCAGCATCAATATCTGCAAGTAAAGACGTTAAAGCAGCATGTCTAGCAGTTACGACTGCTGGAGAAACACTAAACATTTTACTAATTTCTGGTATTGCTTTTAGTGTTAAACTTTTTACTAATAGTAATACACCTGCAAACATAAGTTCAATATTATTAGCTAGCATTGATACTACTGGAGTAATTACATTGTTTACTAAAGTTAATAGTTCTGTTCCTACATCTTTTAATTGGCCTAAAAATTTGGCATAAGGATTTGCTGGTACTTTATCCGCTATTGCCCCAAATTTTGTAAGTAATTCTATGCTAACAGCATTACTATATGCTATTGTTTTTTGATAACTTGTTAAAGCATCTGCAGATGTACCAATAGATTGTGCATATTTTTTATATGCTTCTTGTGCCCTAGTAACTACGCCCAACTCATCTAATAGTTCGGGTTCTAACTTAGCAACACCACGAATTACACGGTCAATAGAATCGCCCATATCGCGACCAAGTGCAAGTGAAGCACCTTTAGCACCTTTAGTTAAATCTAATATTTTCTTTTCAGATAGTCCTGCTGCTGAACCTAATGCAGTTAAACGCATAGATTCTTGCATACTTAAAGCACCATCTGTTACAGCCTTCATTTGGCCAGCAATAGAACGTAATGCTGCACCGGTAGTTGCCTCAAGTGCTTTGGCACCTTGAATCATTTGTTCAAATTGTGCAGCTTTATCTAACGCATTAAAAGCAGCTGATACAGCAAATATATTGGCAGCAAACGTTGCATATAAGCGTACTAACCCTCCAAGCCCTTGAGCTTGTTTTGCAAAGTCACGAGAACCACCACCACCTGTACCAGCAACCCCGCGAGCATTGCGGTAATCAATATTCTCTTGCTTAGTTGGGCCACCCATACCTGCAACACCAGAACCTGTTTGGCGCATTACGTTTCTAAGTGACGCTAAATCTTTGGTTGCGGCTTTAAGTCTTGCCTGCAGTTGGGCTACTGTTCCATTATCCGAAACATTTACACCAACATTAATCATATTTGCTGCCATTGTATCTCCTTAATAAAAAACCAGCCTCTATATTATTTAGTAGGCTGGTTTTTTGTGGCTCTCTTATTATTAATAATTGTACGTCTTATAGAGTCTATACTATTAATTAATTGAAGAGTTAGCCTTGCATCTTCAATTCCATATATTTCCATAATATCTTTAACTCCTACCAAGTTTTTACCAAGGTAAGTACCTGACATGGTATCCCAGTTATCAGATATTATATTATATAGTAAATATGCTTCTTGTACTTCTAAAGGAAAATCATCAAATTCAACTGGTATTTCTTCCTCCGATGGTTCGGACCCAAGCATACGACACATCTCAAAATACTGTTCCTTAGTCATAGAAACTTCGGAGTTTTTTAAGAATGAGTCAATTTGCTTGAGTACTAGTTCCATCTGTTCTATTGAAAATTTGCTAGGTCAGAAACCTGCTCACTTACAAAAGAATCGAATTCAGTTGATGATTTCATTAGGTAAAGTGCATTATCTTCTGTATAATCTAATGTTGCTTCTAAATCTTTTTGACCTTTTAAATCTACTGGTGCTAACTTTTGAAGAATTGAAAGTTTTAAACCACTCCAACCTTTAACTGTACTTTGTACATATAAAGATAAGAATAAATCTTCATTTAGTTCTTCTGATTGTTGGCGATTTTTCCAAGTAATTTTAGTTGCTTTTTTACGGATTTTAACTAGCTCTTCACGGCTTAGAAAGCATAAATTTACTTTAAAGCCTGGATAGCCAGGATATTCTACTTCTGTTTCTTTGCTCGACACTAAAAGTGTCGATAGGTTAAGTGCTGACATTTATAATTCCCTTTGTTAAATAAATTCAAATACTTTCGTATTTTAGTTAGTATACACCAAGTGCATAGAAATAGCAATGATAAAAATTTTAGTGCTATAGATAAAATAAAACCCCAATTAAGGGGCTTTATTTTTAGTTCAATTAAGAGCTGTAGTAACGAACAGTCATATCATTAGTTGCTGTAATATCATAGTTGTTTGTACTTAACAATGCATCAGAACCTTGAGCAGTAAAGTTAATTGTAGTAGAAACAACATCTGCAATATCAATTGTAGGAACACTTAGAGATGCACCAGGAATATCTAATTCTACACGTACTGCATTAATACTTCCACCAACTTCAACTTGTAGTTTGAATTTAGTTTCTGGAGCACTTGCTGAAGTTGTAAGAATATCTGATAATAATGAACCTGTATCACCAGCAGTACCTGTTTTCAAGTATGCATTTAATGAACCAGTAATTGAACGTGTACCTGTATAATAACCGATTGGAGTATTTACAACACCTAGGTTACTTGGAGTTATGTACGAAATATTATTATTGATAGTAATAGAACCACCAGTTAATGGCACGCTATAACTAGTACCTGAAGCGCCACCAATATTACTTACTAAAGTTGTAGAACTTAGTTTATTAGTAATATAGTTTGCTGAAGTACTAAATGCTGTGGCTGAACTTAAGTTAGCAATTGCTAAAGTTTCTGCTTTCTTAACTGCGGTACCGAAACCAGTCCATGCAATCATACTAATAGCATCTAGACCGAAATCAATTACTGCTTGGTTAAGTGCACAATTATCAACAATATAAATAGCATTATCAACCATGAAAATCATTGCAAATTTTTGTAGTTGATTCTTATTAGAACCTACAAAAGATGTATATGCGTTGGTTGGAGTTTCTGCCCACTGACCTTTAAATACTTTAAGTGTACCACCTAAAGCTGCTGTTAAAGTTGCTGGAGCTTTGGCCATTGTTGCAACCATTGTGTAAGGACCAGTACCATTACTAGAAGTAATTATACCTGCACTATTCCAATCTAAAGTACCTGTAACACCAGTAATATTTACTGCATCACCAACCGCATAACCTGTAAATGCTGTTGCACCTACAATAGTAACTGTTGGGGATAAAGTAGAAGCACGAGTGATGTTAGTAACTACTACACCTGTTGAATCAATTGTTTCAGAACCTGTTAAAGCATTCCAAAGAACTTTCTCAATACAAGTAACGTTTGTAGCAACACGTGGACGAATATATGTAGAGAATGATAAGTCTACTGGGTTTAATGCGGTATTAAATGAGCGTTGACCACGGTTAGGTGTATTGCCGGCTTCACTTAAAGTAATTGCAGTATTTGCAGTACCTTGACTAAAAGAATAGCCATCTAGTACTTGAAGTTCATAGGTATTTGCAGAAGTAAACGCAGTATACCCAGTTGCTGAATCAGGCAAAACGCCTGTTGTAGGGTTTACATTGGTTGTAAACCATACTCTGGTGTTACGACTTAAATTTAAAGCCATAGTTTGAATTCCTTTATATTGTAGTTCTATACTCTATTTGCTAGATATTTATCTGCGTTATATACTATAGAACTTGGTATCTAACTTGTAGGTTAATTTCACCTACACCGTATGGGGCTAAAAGACCCTCATCTGTTACTATAGAGGTTATAAGTATTTCAGTAGTACGAGCGTTCGTTGCTACATCATATGTTAATACCCTATTACTATCTACTACGTTTTCAACATCTTCGAGCAGTTTTTCTAGTTCTTCTAAAGGATTTTCACCTTTGGTGTATAATTTTAAGGAAACGTTTAAATAACCCCATTTAAAATCACCTGGTAAATATTCTCTAGATTCTGATCCAGGTACTACGCAAATATGTGGGAAATCATTGAGTTCATCCCAAAATATAAGTTTATTTTGAACATTATTAAAAACATTTGTTTGATAAGTACCTGACCCATCAATAAGTTTTAAAGTATCTACTAAGGCTGATGTTATACTTGCTCTCGCACTCATACTGGTACCACCTTAAGTCTATTTGCCATAATTCCAGTGGCTAGCTGTCTAATACTAAGTTGTATTAATTTATTTGGGTCTCTGCTGGCTGGGGAGCTTTGAGCACCTCCAGGGGCAAATGTTGCATATGGGTTTTTCATATAACTATAAAATGCGGTTACAGCACCATCCCTACTACTAACATTTACTACTTGTGCAGATTCTGCGAATCTACCTGTACGATAATTAAGAACTGCTTTTGCAGTACCCTTGCCCATATTATTTTGTATCTGTTGTGCTAGCCTACTATTAAGTAAGTTCATTATACTTACTGGACTTATGAACTGACCTTTTTGAGTCCTTAGTTGGGTTGATTTTTTCTTTTCAGCTAGTACTTTTGCTTTTTTTGTTGCAGCTCTAAGTTCTCTTATGAGTCTTTGGACTTCAATTCTAGTTTTCTTAAGAGGATCTTCTAATTTAGTTAATTCTATATTATTAAAGGATGCTTTGGTTGATTTTACCTTTTCACCCTTTAAGGTAGATATAGTTAAATTCCGTATATGTTCTTTCATTGAAGGAGAACCACGTAAATTTACAAGAGTATCTAAATTTTCTAGTGCTGCTTCTTTTAATGAATCTGGATATTGCTCTAGTATTGCTCTGGCTCTATCTTCTATTTTAATAATATTTGATATTATATTATCAAATTCTGACTTAAGATTAACTGTTGTACTTGTTAAGTTAGCCTTTGCAAATTTAGCTAAGGCTGCTCCAAGCGGTGCAATCAAAGACCCAGTTTGTGCATTTCCAGTACCAGCAGCATTATTTTTAACTTGTAACTCAATATAAAATTGAGCATGTTCTTTAAAGTTTTTTACTGCATTAACATAAATACCTGTATCTGTTTTTATAGAATTAGTTGCAGCTAAGTCTAAATCTAGCAATAGTTGACTTAATCTATCAAAAGCAGCTAAGTCTGGCTCTTTTCTTATTTGTATTTTTCCACCATTACTTAAGTCTACGCTGGAACCAAAGGATACTAACGCTCTGAAGGTATTTAAGCCTAGTGTATGTCCGGCTTCGAATTCACCTAATGTGGCTTTAATTGTGGTTTGTGGTACTCCAATTAATTCTAAATATTCCTTAGTCCATAAAAATAAATTATCATAAGGAGTATTTTTAATAATAGTCCAAGGATCTTTAGTATTTGGATTACTAGATTGGCTTACATTAGGATTTTTTCCTATAGTTAAGTCATTTAAAGAACTTGGCTTACCACTATTAACTCTTCTATATGCCATATATTGGGTATATGTACTATATTCTACATTATAGCCTACTAATTTTCTACCTAATTCTTCTAAGCCTTGTTTAGTAATAACTATATTATTATATTTAGCTGCCTTTAGTCTATTTCTTAGTGCAGATACCTTATCACCCTCAGCCCCAATAAAACCTTTTAATGCAGAATTTTTTCTACTTATCTTTGTTCTAATGGATGCCGCCATTCGTTTTCTAAGTGTGTTGGAAAACTCTGCTACGCTCATTATATTAAGTCAAGACGATAAAGGTCTAAAACTCTCCGTATGTGTGCTGGAAGGTTAGCGGTTGTTACATATTCAATAGAAGTATTATTAGCACCAGCATTTCTTGTAGATTTAATAGACATATCAGATTTCATATAATATCCAATTAAGTCTAGTGCCGCTAATTTAATTTCTTCGGGGGTAGTTTCATATCCACCAGTATAAGTTATTTTATAACCGTTAAGTGCTTTTACAAAACCATTTACTGCATCTGTTGATTCAATTCTATCATGAGTTAAGTTTAAAACATAGTCAGTATATTCAGTTAGTGTTGTGTATGTTCTACCAAAATCTTCACTAAATTCTACACTAGCAATATTTACTGTTGGGCACTCTTTTAAATAGATATATGGAACATTTCCATCACTATAAGTATAGGTGTTTTCATCATAGAAATCAATAAATGTGCGATTGCAGTAAGTTTTTATTAACTGACTAATTTTTGGAATCAGCACATTTATTTCTGCATCTTGCGTGGTACTATTTATACCATTGTAGGCTTTATATTCAGCCAATGTAATTAAATTTGCCATATTAGTCCTCTTTGTACTTCTTTAATACTCTTGTTAGAATATTAAAGAAGTAGGGCTATTGCTAGCCCTACTTGGTAGTCAGCACTACCTAGCTGGTTTTACTCAGCTAAACTGATTTAGCTCCAACGTAATGTTGAAACGCCTTGACCTAGATTAGTAGTCAATTGAGTAACACCAGTACGCAATGAACTTACTAGAACTTTACGTTGTGTTTCTACTAGATCTTGTGTATCTAAACGTAGACCACGTTGATTACCGGCTAAGAAGTTAGCTGGGGCAACGCATAATGCACCGATATTAGTAGTTGCAGTAGCTGCACCACCTGCTTTAGCTGGGAACATGCTAGATACTAGAACTGGTGTATTACCAATCATACCAACTTGGCCTGTTAACAATGTAGCTGCAGGACCAACTTTATCCATAGTTTGGAAAGCTGTATCATCTAACAAATCGTAGTAAACTTCAGTAGAAACGATAAACGCTAATTCTGAAGGCTCTAGACCCCAAGCACCTAAATCTTTACGCAATGCACGTAGGTTAGCAATTGAAGCAACGCCAGTATTTGTTGGAACAACTACTGAAGTAGCGTCATAGATTGACAAACCTTTAACTGGATCAGAACCAGAACCGGCACCGATTAAGTATGCTTTATCAACAGCACGAGCTACGCGACGGATCATTGCATCACGGATAGTAGGTAACAAGATTAACAATGAATCTTCTTCCTCTTCGTATGCTAAGTATTCCATTGTTGCAACTTTATATGCATTCAATGTTACAGCACCCAATTGATGAGTTTGTGCAGAACCTGGAGATGCGGTTGTACCGAATTGAGCATTAGTAATCCAAGTTGCATCACCTGCTTCTGGGTTTACTGGAATTGTCATAACGTTAGTTTGCATATTGATGCCACGCAACAATGGAGCAACAACTAAACGACGACGGATTTCATTTTCCATGTTCAATGAAACTTCTAATTCCCAAGTAGCTGAAGGAACGTGAGCTCCTGCTTTTTCAACGATGCCAGCACCGTATTTAGTATCTTGGATAGATTTACCAGTGATTTTTGAAAGTAGATATGCAGATTCTTTCTCAGCATAAGCAGCACCTTCTTTATCGCCAGCAAAGTTCATTTTGCTTTTTTGAATAGCTTCTAATTCTTTAGATTTTTCTTTGATTACTTCTTCTAAGCCAGCGATAGCTGATTTATTAGTAACTTCTTGAGCATCTAAACGTTTTGTGATATCAGCTAAAAGTTGTTCAGCACCTGAAGTACCTGAAGTAACTACAGTAGCTTTAGCAACAGCGTCAGCGATGCGTTTTTCAACGGCAGCAGCTTCAGCAGCTTTTTCTGCATCAGCAGCTTTTTCAGCAGCTTGAGCGTCGATTACAGTTTGAGCAGCAGCAGCTGCAGTCTTAGCCAATAAGGCTTCTAAATCTTTTGGATCCATAAAAATTTCCTCTTTTTGTTGAACGGTTGGTTCTTCTAATGTTTTTTGCTCTTTAGCAGGTTCATTAGTTGAAAACTGTTTTTTAAATAAATTATAGTCATCGTCACTTTCAAAAGACTTTGACAAACTAAATGTACTATCTTGATTTGCAGGCACTGATACTACTGATATTTCTAGTAGCTCTAGCTCTTTAATAATAAAGAGGTCAGTAATTGAATCATAAGTTGCATCTTTGATTATGAATCCTACAGAAAAAGCTGTAAGAACACCATCTTTTACTAAATTAAATACATCTTCTGCGGCTGCAGAAATACGTGCTTTAATCCATAAACCTTTATCCTCTATCTTGTATTCTGACATTCTGCCGATAGGTTCGTCATGGTCATGATACGCTAAAATAATAGGGTTTTTAAGGTAATTTTGAAGTCCCTTTTCCCAAACAGTTTTAGGGATTACATCACCACTTCTATCTACCGTAGTAGTATTTGCATACCCTTCAATAAATATAGAGTCTATAGTTTCCCCAGTTGTGGGTAAAGGGGCGCTTTTTTGGAAAAGCGAGTCCAGTCGAATGACTTTACCTTTTATATCCATATTGCTCCTTTAATTATTCCCTGGGGGTGCTGGGTCGGCTTTAGGCTTACCACCTACCGAGGGATTTGCTGCAGAACCAGCTATATTAGCTGGGATTCTTATTTCATCTGCCCCTTCTAACTTAGCATAACGTAATTCAATACGTGCTTCATTAGGGGTTAAGATGCCCGCATTTACTAATGTTGAGTGATACGCTGCAACATCTTTAATATCGGGTTGTAATGCTGAAACACCTGAAGTGATTGGTTCGATATCATAACCGAAGAATCTTTCAAGAGCTGATGTATATTTTGTTACAATGGGTAGTACTGTTTCAAGATATAGTAGTCTAAGATTAGGTGCTATATTTGCATTATTTCCACCATCTAAAAGAATTGGTGGAACTCCAAGAGCTTTAAGTACTTTTGTATCGTGAGTTTGGATAGAGACATCAAAGTCCATATCTTTAAAACTTGCTGTAGACATTGATTTAAGTTTTAATCCACTGTCTAGTATAATTGGCTTCTTAGCCCCATTCTTTGGACTATACTGTGTACGCCATTTTTCTATTGTTTTATCTTTTGCTAACTGTGAAAGTGTATTCTCTGTTTCGAGTACTAACCCTGTAACAGCACCATTTTCAAAAAACTGATCTTGGAAAGTTTGCATACGATATAGTATATCTAAACTTCTTTTTGCTGACTCTAATCTTGAGCTTCCGCGATATATGCCTATTGATGATAAATCACGTATATGGAAGACTTCATCTGTTGAGAACTTTGTAATATTATTATATAGGTAATGTGATATAAAAGTTTTAGGGTCTGGAGCAATTACCATCATATTTGCTGGTAGGTGGTATAGGAAAGCCCCATCCCAATAAATAAATATATTACCTTCTAGAATGAAATCTGTAAAGATTGCTGTTCTAAAATCTTGAATGCTTTGATAAGGATTAGGTTTATAGTTTAATAAACTATTTAATTGTTTTGCACGAATACCTGTGGCAACTCCGTCAAAAACTTTATCCTTAATATCATAGTTGAGACTAGCGCAAGAACTAGTAATCATATTAGTGCCGCGATTTACAGTCTCTAACTTACTAAATGCTTGTATATAATTTATTAGTTGGTCAGAAGAAATTAGAGAACCACTGTTTTGAGCGATTATCTCCTGTGCTGGGTTGTTCTTCTGAAACCAATTTAACGGATTCCATTCCATTTAACTTCCTTTTCTGGTTTTCGACCCACATACCTTGCTTGGAAGCAGTAATAAGCGCAGGCGATTTACCATAGATTTTATGCAGCTGTTGGTGATGCTTATTGCATAACGTGAATACGTCTTCATACAACTCTTTATGATGTGTATTGATAAACTCTTCCCGTATTGCTAAAACATCGTCATCTGTTTCTATACTATAGTTCTTTTCCCTAGCCCACTTCTCAAAAAGATTGGTAAGTCCGTGTGTATGATGCAATTCTAAATCTTGTGTAGTTCCACAAATATAACAATTAGGTAGCTTTATATAAGCTGCTTTAGCCCCATCTCGTATCCATTTAATGGCTACACGCTTGTTCGTATTAGTTGCCATGTTATTATTCTTCTACAATTTTATAAAGTATAGCATCATAGCAACTTGTGGTCAAGGAGAAAAATTATTTTGGTATAAAATATAAAACATAAAAAAGCCTAGAGGTTAATCTAGGCTTTTTTACTTACTTACTACAAATACATTGCCAAAGACTTCTTGACCTCAGCGCTTCAATTTCAGCATTTAAAGAACTGATTTGATGCAATGAATCCTCCCGTATATTTTTAATAAGTACTTCAGCTGCTGACAGCTCTTCTAGTAAATCTACTATAAACTGATCTCGGTTTATTATCTTGTCATAGGCTTTCTCCAGTTCACTATATTGGAAGGTTAATCTATCTATTTCTTCTTGAAGTTCCATAATTATCTTGTATAACTATAAAGTGCATAGCGAAGCGCATCCGCCATGTGTGAATATTCATTATGTTTTGGGCGTTCTTTTAATAGATTAGCATTAGTATCCCATTGATATTGATCTAACATATCTGTTACATTTGTACAATGTGACATTACATAAAGCTGGTCTGTTTCAATAATAGTACGACAATAAGCAATACCATCTAAAACAGATTTCTTGGCCTTGATAGTTGCTATATCATACTCATATGCTAAATCATGTGCCATCTGAGCTGCTGCACTATCTATAAATATTGTTTCGATTCCCCACTTATCTGATAGTTCTTGTATTTTAATAGCATGGTCTTTAGTACCAACTTCGTTATTTAAATACTCGTCTAATATATAGAATTTATTTGTTGAGTAGTGAAATCCAATTACTAAGAACGCTGTATAGTCTCGATAACCGGGATCTAGTCCTGCAAATATTTCCATATCACCAACTGGAAATTCTTCAATAATATTAGTATCTGGTAAGTTATAGATAGCACCTTGGAAACTATTAAATGAAGCCATGTACTCTTGTTCGAACTCTACCTTTGACATACCTTTACGGGCTTCAGCTACATCTTTTTCTGACATACGAGTATTCTCAGTATAGTCAGCGTGTAGGCTAATCCACTCATCAAAAGTTGGGTCATTTCCACGGTCAAAGAATTTACTAAACCAGTTCTGCTTACCACGAGGTGTAGAGATAAATATAGCTTTACTATTGGGTTTATCTAGTGTAGGTCGTAGTGCCACGTTGAAAGCATCTTCGCCTTCTGATGTTAGTGCGGCTTCATCAAATATAATTAGGTCATAGCTGCGACCAACGCAACTATCAACTTGCCCAACTGAACCCATACGAATAGTAGAACCATTACCTAGTTCCAGTACTCGATCCTTCATGTTATCTTTAGTAACTTCTAAGTCGAAATGTTTTACAAGCTTACGTTGTAGTTCAAATGATATACTTGACAAGTTATAGTTAGGTGACATAATTAATACATTAGTATTTGGAACTAGTGTTACTAATTGACCAACTACATTTGCAATATATGTCTTGCCAACTCGACGAGAATAAGCTGCTACAATAAAACGATACTTAGGACTATTAACCGCATTAACCAATGCAGTTTGGGGTCTATTGAATTCATCCCAACTATTAATAAGCTTAAGGTAGTTTTCAATAGGTAATTTTATAAACTTTAGGTCTGATGGAAATTCTTGTAGTAAGTCCCCTGTTATTTCTGGTCTACTAATGGTAAGCATAGTAACTGCTTACGCACATCAACACATAAAACCATGGGCTAACAAAGAAACCCAGTAAAAAGAAAGCTACTTCTAATACACTTACTTGTATATTAGGCTTTCGGACGGCAGTCAATATTTTTGCTAACATAGTTCTTATCCCATATATTTTGTTTAAGTTTAAAGAAGTTATCTGGTCGGTAAAGTGCAGGATTATGCGCAGTCCAAGTATATCCTAGTTCTTCCAAGAATTTGTGTAATTCAGCGCTTTTGCTAGGTCTATCATCTTCAATATATAGTATAGGTTTACAACGAGCAATAGTTTCAACAGCTCCACGTAATACTTCTGTTTCATAGCCTTCAACATCAATCTTTATTAGCCCCACATTTTCAAAATTAAAACTATCTAGTGTACGAACTTCTACATCTATAGTTCCCAATAACCCGCGACTACCAATGCTCATGCCACCGACATTATTTTTATCATCATACCTAATCTTAGGCATTTTGGCGGTTTCAGCCTTACTACCCAACCCTAAGTTGTAGCAGGTGCCAAGCATATTCTTTTGTAGCACATTGAAGACTTCGGGTTGAGGTTCAAACGATACTACTTGAAATCCGCTAAACTCTAGTGCTTGGCTTATGCAGCCAATGTTAGCCCCAATATCAAGTACTAGCATATCTTGTTCTGTAGCACTCTCAGCTAGTTCTGCTAGTGAGATTATGTATTCTGTTTCATCTGGATTGTACTCACCATAGTGGTGAATACTTCTACCAACATATTCATCTTTACCAAAGTAAAAGCATTTACCCCAGCGACCATCTACACTTCTAATCATATATTCTACGCACTTCCATTATAAATTCATATTTTGCTAATTGCAGTAGTAATTCGGCCTGAGTCCCAATAAACTCTTCAGACTGCATCATAGTTCCAACTTGATAATATATTCTCCATTTAGCCATAAAACTTATCCTTTGCATCGTTAATTACTTGTTTAAATACTTCATCCCAGCTATTGGGGTTACGGTATACTCGTACTGAATTGTACCAAGCGTTGCTAGAGCTATTAGTATTGCCCCAACGGAAGTCTGTGTCTTTCAATGGTTGCAATAACCAGCACTCAACACCAAGCGAACCACATAAGTGTGCAACGGATGTATCTACGCAAATTACTAAATCCATGTTTATGCAAGCTTGAGCAGTTGATACCCAGTCAGTGGTACCAAGTGACTTAATATGTTTAGTTCCGCGAAACCCAGGGGTTAAGCACCACAAGTTAGCATACTTAGCTAGCGGATGGAATCTATGAGGATTAACACTACGATTATGATCGTTAGCATGATTTGGGTTACCACTGAATACAATTCCTATATTAATATCTGCCATGGGCTCACGGCTAAAACCAGTTATCCACTCACCGGGCATCATGGGAAATATATGCGCTAGTGAGGGCATAAAAATTGCATGAGTAGCAGGCGCATCACGACCGTCTAATACCGTGGTAACATCTAAACAAGCAAATAGTGGTGCGATATCATTATTGCACTGAACATAAATATTTTTACAAAAGTTTTTCAACAATGGTATATAACGGGCAAACATCAGGTTGTCCCCATATCCCTGTTCTGCATACACAAGAATACTATCGACCTGCGACCCATCCCATAATTTTACATTGGGGTTAGGTAGTTGAATTTTTATTGCAGGTGTCTTACGGAAGCGTTCTTGGTAAAGAGTCCAGCCCTCTTCGAAAAATTCGGGGTGACCACTGCATGCTACACGTAGCAGTGCGCACGATAGGTTCCAAGCACAACTATAGTAGTTGGGATCAATGGCCAGGGCACGACGGTAGTGTGCAATTGCCAACTCATCGTTGCCAACCGAGTAGTAGTACAAGCCAAGGTTAGATAAAGCTAAAGTATAGTCGGTGTCTAAAAAGCTACCATCCAGCATGGGCACAGTTGCCGAATTAGCTAATAATAGGTGTGTATAACACTGTGTATCACGATCAATGCCACGATAGCAAGTGGCTATATTTAGGTAAGCTTCCTTTGATGGAAAAAGCGCAATTGAACGTTTAAAAAATCCAATCGCTTTGTCATAAGACTTTTTCTCTAATAGTGCAACACCACGGTTGTATGCTAGGGCTGCTTCCAATCTCATAGTTGACCTTTTAGTAGTTTTTCCATTAGATTACCATATGCCCCACTACCAAACTCATTTACTTGTACATTCACTTGATTTTTTACACTTTCTGATTTTAATTTTTCTAAGGCTATTTGCCTGTCTAAGGTTTCTATGGTCATTTTATGTGACAAGGCTAATAGGTCTGCAATATCTTTGCCCGACCCTACTCCGGCCTCCTCAAGTTCTTGAAACTTTTGACCTATTAATGCATCCATGGCACTACGGAGTTTAAATTGATTGTTAAATCCAACATTCATAAATACATTGTCTATGTAAGTTTTAACCTCGCGCTTGGCAAGCATGGTAGTTACCATATCTACAGGCATATCAAGTTCTGTGGCAACCTTTTGCAAATCCTGTAATTGTAGGTAGGCATTGGCTACTTCAAGACCCTCGGGACTTATTCGCAAAGTCTCTGCTGGCGTGTTGGTGGGTACGATATTGTTCATGTTGTGTAACCTGGTTAAATTGACATTATATAGTATTATAGCATTTCAAGAAAATTCCTGCAAGTCAAAAATTTTTGAGGCATTGGTTGGGGATTTGGGGAATGTGGAAAATTTGGGAAGATTGTGTTGGCTTAGGGTCAGTTTCTGAGGCGGTGGTAGGCGCTGCGTACAAAGTGACTTTTTGAAAAAAATCCAAAATTAGGCTCTGTGTATGGGCCCCAGCAGGTCTAAATGCGAATGTGTCTCATTACCGCCCCCGTCTAAGCAAGAAGCGTGCCAACTATTTTTATTTATTTTACATATAATGCTTGCATTATTTAATCATTCATATATAATAACTACATCAAGACAACAAACAAGCAACGGGAAATACAATGACACAATATATAGCAACTAGAAAAGATAATACAACATTCACATTCTTTGCAAGCTCACTAGCTATGGCTAGGCATTTTGCACTAGCAACAGGTGAGATGGTTAAATCAATATCTAAAATATAACACTTGATTATTTTAATTAGATAGCGTATAATGTTTTTAATGGTTAGCAATTCACCATATCAAGAATTGCAAATAAAATTTTGGAGAAATTAAAATGGCTACATCAACTAAGGCGGTAAATTATACAACAGAGCAAACAGCAAATGCGATTGCTCAATATGCGACAGGTGCATCTATTGATGCAATCGCAACAGCTTTGGGTAAATCAACACGAAGCGTGATTGCAAAACTATCTCGCGAAGGTGTTTATAAAGCAAAAGAATATAAAACAAAAACAGGTGGCACTGTGATTGCTAAAGAAACTTTTGTGGAATTGATTGCTAATGCTTTGAATGTGGACACTGAAAAATTAGGTGGCTTAGAAAAAGCAAATAAAGCAACATTGGAAATCATCTATAAAGCTTTGGTTGAATAATGTAATAACCTGCTAACATTTGTTAGCAGGACTTTTTGGAGAAATTAAAATGAAATTAAAAGATATTAAAAGAATACAATTTGAATTTATGGATGCCTTTGATTTGGATAAGATAGAAGAAGATTTGATTGATAAATTTGTAATGGCTTTGGAAAAAGCAAACAACAATAGAAAATGCGGAACAGGCGGAAAGCCCGAAGATTTTGTATCTATTGATTTAATCTTAGAAGATTAAAACAAACCCAAATGAGAATGGTTCTCATTTGGGTGCGCCAATTATACCATGTATAATTGGGCGGTGTCAATAGCTTTTGTGAAAATAAATATAAATATATTTGCATTTATTTGTTGCTTTTTTTT